CTATTTTCCACACCAGCCACACAAGGTTTTTCCTTGATCAATGGCACTAGCCTCATTTGTAGCAGTTATCTTGCTTGTACTTCTCTTAAGAGCTGGACAATTTCTGTCCTTGTGGTATCGCTTAGAGCCAGGGCTGTCCGATACATATACGTTGCCTCCTGCTGTTTCCGCAGTTTGGAAGGCATCAGCCTCAGCATTATTAGAAGAGGAAGACAACCTGCCTATTGCAAAGCCAATCATCAAGAACTATATCTTAAACTTGAACAAGTTTGCTGTTCACTAACACAAAGGATCTCTATTCTTTTGATAAGTCAAAGATATAAATGTTTCCATTTACAGGAACCTTCAATATCAAGTTCTGAGCCTTTGGATTCTTCGCAACAACCATGCCATAACGCATTTGACCTGCATTGATAGTTACACGCTTGAAGTATCTGCTATTAATACTTGCCTCTGCTTGTGCCCTAGCCTCATCATTAGCGTTAGTTACAATCTGTGCTTTAGTTTCGATGGTCGTAGTCTTACCATCAGCTCCTTTGACATTAGTGCTTACTGACTGCTCCTCTACATTATTTGGACCCCATAAAAGAATCCTTGTCTTTTCTTTCTTTACCCATTCATCACAAGTGTACACTTCACAAGACTCAGACTTATTTTTGTTAATAGCCTCAACTTTTATTTTTGATGGGTCAAAGTTAAATCTATTCTGACTCTGGTTAATAATCGAAACATAAAATTCCTGATGTTTGGTTATCTTCCTATCATCTTTTTTAGAGACAACAACTATTACACCATCATCACCATCAACCTGTATACCTTTATTTCCTGATTCATAGCCAACAGTATACTTCTCAAATGTTTTCTGTGCCATTACCGGAACACTCAAAAGAAACATTGAAAGAGCAAATAAAATCTTCTTCATATCTTAATCCATTTGAAATTCATCTATATATCATTTACCGCACCAGCCACATAGAGTTTTGCCTTGTTCAATGGCACTAGCCTCATCTGTAGAAGTTATCTTGCCTGTACTTCTCTTAAGAGCTGGGCAATTTCTGTCCTTGTGGTATCGCTTAGAACCTGGACTGTCTGATACATATACGTTGCCTCCTGCTGTTTCGGCAGTTTGGAAGTTATCAGCCTCAGCATTACTAGAAGAGGAAGACAACCTGCCTATTGCAAAGCCAAGCATCAAGAAACCTATGCAGAAGGTCACTAGACCAAAGCAAAAAAACTTCTTTGAAAGCCTCAGCTTTCTATCTATATCTTTTATTTGTGAATCAACCATATTTTCTTTCTTTTTTAAGTTCTCTATTTCTTTCTTATAATAAAACAAATCTTGTTCCTGCGTATTTAACATTTCTACAAGCTCAAGATGTTTTTGATTAAAGGCGAAGCAATCCCTAAATTCATAAGAAAAGATTACCAATATCTCTCGATGTGTACTATCTCTAGAATATGGTTGCCTATTACAAATTACCGAATATATGTCATTATATGCGAAAAAATCTTCTTCATGTTCAGATTCATTCCAATACAAATTTTCGCCCAAATTAGTCTTAGACAATGAGTTTTTAAAGAAATGTACAAATTTATCATATAATATATTTGTCGCATCTTCCGAATCTGTATTTTTCGAAATAAGGATTGCATCTAAACAACCCTTCTCTATACTATAAAGAAGATGTAGATGGAAATTACCCAAACATTGGGCATCAAAGCAATCATTAATTATTATACTAACAGATTTATCTGACTGCTCAAAAAGGAAATTCCACTTCTCTAGAAACTTTATTATTTCTTCTTTGCTATAATAACTATGAAACGTTAATGTTTTATAAGTTAATGCGCATAATTTAGTAAAGAACAACTTGCTAGACATACCAGCATAGAAACCATATACAGAAACCCTACCTATGGAATCCGTATTAAAAGCTTTTTTATTTGATCCAAAACATGATTTTCCATTACGCTTTGGCAGAAACTTATTAAAATCCTCTTTACTAAAACCCATTATCTCAACATTTTTACTATCCTACATGTACCTGATTTCTTTCAGAAAGTCCCTGGATCTCTCTGAGTACCTTATTTTCTGCACGAAGGGCTATCACTTCTCTCTCCAGTTCATTCATATCAGCCACATTACTGTTGTTAGCTAAAGAAGGCGTTTTCTTATCTGAACTAAAAAACTCAGCAACATCTACACCAAGGACTTCAGCAAGGTTTTCAACTGTACTAACCTTCACATCAGCACCGTTCAGAAGGTTATCCAACGTAGTTCGACTAACCTTCATCCTAGAAGCAATATCAATTTTGCTAAGTTTGTTGGACGTTATAATGTCCACTATTCTTTGCACATTCATATTAAAATCCTTTAAATGTTCAACAAAGTGGGTTAATATATACTAATAATGCCCACCAAACCATACACTTTCAAAAAGTTTATTGTACTTTTGCAGTGTAAAGTTAGTAAATAAATACATAAGTACCAAATAAATTTGAAGAATAATGAAGAATGAAGATAAAAAAGTTCCAGATGCGCCAGATAGGCTATACGTTTTTCCATGCCACACTGGACTTACATGCGGATTGTTAGACCCGTATGGAAGCCAACATGATTACCCGGTTTGGCAAGGTATGGCGGTCAGAGCAAGTGCAGATGATGTGCTTTACATAAACATATCCAAAGTCTGGCATACAGGAAAAGAACTTCCAAAAAGCAACGACGTATATTGCCTACTTGATTATGCTGATGGCTTGACTATAGAGGTGGGTCATACGTACACAGACATTGACGGTTCACGCTGCTGGCTCACAGACTCTGGCGGTCATCTTTTTGAAGAGATTGTTCAATGGGCGTACCTCGAAGATCTAGTTCCAGCTTTAGTTAACTATAAAAAATAGGCACAAAATGAAAAAGATAATGTTCAATGACCAGTATGGTCTCACCGAAGCAGTTTTAGATGGCCGCAAGACTCAGACCAGAAGAATCGCTTATGAAAAGCCTTTCAAGCATATCCGTAGCTGCGGTTTCTGTACGGAAGGTAAAGATAAAGGCAAGCTCGCCATCAATGATGGAAATGAGATTGTAGCAAAGTCCACTTATAAAATAGGTGAAATCGTGGCAGTCGCCCAAAGATACAATGATATTCCGTTTAACAATGAAATATTCAAAGGGGCAGGCCTTTCCATAGGATGGGGAAACAAGATGTTTGTGAAGTCTGATTTGATGCCTCATCAAATCAAAATTACCAACATTCGGTGTGAAAGACTACAGGACATCAGCACCGATGACTGCATGAAGGAAGGAATCTACTGTTCCATGGCTTGGTCTCATGGTTCCTATTCATACGATGCCACTAACGATAGCAAACGTAAGAAAAGGTGGTACAGAACTCCTATCGAAGCATACAAGATGCTCAGCTGTAAGCTCCACCTCCATTGGGGTAGCAATCCTCTCGTTTTCGTTTACGATTTCCAACTAATAAAATAATAATTAAAATCAAGCAATATGTCAGAAGAAAAAGTACCACTCAGACCTCAGATCAGAGAACTGGAGTTGGGTAAATCAATCAGTTTCCCTATCCAGAGAATGAGAACGATCAAGACAACCTGCTCGGAATTAGGTGTAATTTACTGTCGTAAGTTTAGAACCAAAATCAACCGGGAGAAAGAGATCATCACAGTTACAAGAACCAAATAAAAACAATAGTCATGAACGAAGTAGTACAAATCCAGTTTGCAGATAAGATGCTATCCTTTGATACATTTTTGTCAGCCATACGCAACGTTGTGAAAGAAGAAGTCTGCAAGGCTGTGGGTAAACGTCCGTTCCTCACACAAGCCAAGGCATACGACATCTACGGAAGAAAAAACGTAGAGCGATGGAAACGTGAAGGAAAGGTTAAGGATTTCGCAAGAGGCAGTAATGGCAAAATTACTCGCCACGAATACAAAGTATCAGAGCTGGAAGCCTGTGCCTGCCAAGTTCAAGACTATTTGTGTCCCAAATAAGATAAAGTTATGAAAACAATTAAGACCATCTTCTGCATTGCCATCTGGCTAGTCCTTGGATGGCTCTTCCTCAGTAAACTCTCTCAGGGCTTTCATGATGAGAATCTCATTTTACAGATGCCTCAGAGTACCTATGATGAGATAGTAGATACTCTTACCACTCGTAATGGCTTTCAGCCTACCGAGCATCAGATAGTAACTTACTATTATGAGCGATTCCAGAAGTAAGAGCACCTATGCAGCTCGCAAGTGCCTCCTCTGCCATGATGGGCGTAACTGCATCAATGGCAAGTATTGCCTTAAGCACAAAAGATACGTGCAGCATCAGGAGAAACTGCCATGTGAATGAAAAATAGATAAACTATCCATCCTGCAAAGGATATAAACAGCAACTTGGAGGTAGCTGGAATGCAGGGCGCACGGAGTGAGCGACAGGGATTAAAGGCACGGATAAGCTCGCATGATAACTGCATGGTAAAATTTGGAAAGAAAGGCGGTTCGACTCCGCCTTCCTCCACCATTAGAAAAGGATTATAATATTGTTAGAATATGAATATAAAGAAATTGGCTTATTTATGTGAAATAATTGGTGCTCTTTTAGCATTTTTTGCTTTATTTCATGTACTATTTTCGGTATGTTGGGAACTTGGCACTATTGTTCTAGGTGCTGGATTATTCTTAATTGGATATTGTTGTGAACAAATAGATAAAAAATAAAATTATGGCAATAATGAATGTAACAGATAAGGACTTTGATGCATTTTTTCAAGCAACAGAATCCCTTATGGCTATGTCTGGTACTTTAGATGAAGGCTTCGATGAAGAAGCTCATGCTATAAACAGGCAGTTCAAAAGTTTTAAACGAAGATACTTAAAGGCAAAGGAGGATAAGAAATGAACAAAGAAAAAGCAAAGTCAGACCGCATAGCACGGCAGCGAGAATACTATCTTAAGCATCGTGATAAAATGCTCGCCTATTCACGCAAATACATCAAGGATCATCCCGAAAAGCAAAAGCTATATCGGGAAAATGCAGCCAAGGAACGAGCCAACGGCACTGGATATTATCAGAGATACTATCAGCGCAACAAAGAAAAATTGCTGGAAAAATCTAAGAGCTGGAGACAGAATCACCCCGAAAAGGTGAAGGAGTACCAGCGTAGATACTATCAGAAGAAAAGAGCAGCAGCAAAGAAAGAAAAGAAGATAATGCTGAATCCAGATATAGATAAAGCAAAATCCCTGTTCCGTGATCCTTCTAAGGCTGCTCACCTACAGTGGCTCCTGGAACACAACAGAAACAAAAGTAAGCAATATGAATCACGCTAGTTTATTCAGCGGAATCGGTGGTGCTGAGGTCGCGGCATCCATGATGGGATGGCAGAACCTCTTCCATTGCGAGATACAAGAGTTCCCTCGCAAGGTGCTCCAATACTGGTTCCCAAATTCAGAAAGTTATGAAGACATTACCAAAACAGACTTCCATCAGTGGCAGGGAAAAGTCGATGTTCTCACCGGAGGATTCCCATGCCAACCCTTCTCCCTCGCTGGTCGAAGAAAGGGAGCGGACGATAACCGCTACCTCTGGCCTCAGATGCTTCGAGCGATACGGCAGATACACCCCACTTGGGTCGTTGGTGAAAACGTTGCTGGAATCAAGACGATGGTGGAGTCCTGCCAAGTCACTCAGATGGGACGCACAGACGATCTTTTCGAAGAGAATTACATATATAGAGAAGAAAGCCGATTCACACTCGACAAAATCTGTGCAGATCTCGAAGCCGAAGGATATTCCGTCCAACCGATTGTTATTCCAGCTTGCAGTGTCGGAGCGCCCCACAGAAGAGACCGAGTTTGGATTATTGCCCACCGTTCAGACCCAAGGGCTGAAACAGTGCAACAAGAAGGGCAAGCCGGAATTTGTTCCGCTAGACCTTCTACCCACACCCAATGCGATGGACATAGCCCACAAGGACATGGAAATCAACGAGCGAGGGCGAAGAAATCCAAAAAGAGGAAAAACAGACCACAGTCTAGGTCTAGAAGACATGGCAGTGGCAAAACTTCTACCTACACCTTGCAGCATAGAAGGCACGAAGTTCACCAAGACCATCAATCCCAATTCCCAGATGGGGCAAGGTCTAACAGCCTTGGCGGTCAATGGTCTTCTTCCTACTCCTACGGCAATGGAGGTAAAGCACTCCAACCAAGTGAAGGGACTGAAAGAACAGGGTGTAAAAGGGATGTACAGCCGAAAGAACGGAGCACTTCGCCCGAATGGACTGATCGACTTTCTCGACTTCAACGGCATGATGCCCACGCCATCAGCGAGAGACTGGAAGGGATGTACCAATCCTGAGGTGAAGAAAGTGAACGGAAATGTGTATGGCGAGACTTTGCCCGACACTGTGAAGAAGGTCACTGGAAGCACTTCCCAACTCAATCCCCTGTTTGTAGAGGAAATGATGGGATTCCCTTTGATGTGGACAGCCTTACCATTTCTTTCCCCAAGTGGCGACAAGAATCCATAAAGGCTTACGGCAATGCCTGGGTGCCACAAGTGGCTTACGAGATATTCCGTGCCATCGAGGCAGAAGAAAACAAATAAATGATAGATTCGTAAATTCTACATTCCAAATAAAAGAAGAATAAATGAAAACAGATGGCTACATATTTACTCCAGAGCTGTTGCAGTGGCGTTACTTCCATCGTCCTGTGGTCGTTCAGGTGCTCATCCATGTGCTCCTCTCCTCCGCTCACAACGAGGCTTCCGCTGCAACCCTCTCCTATCGTGATTTGGCTCTACAGCTCCATACCACGGTCAAGACCATCCGTGTCGCCATCGATTTGCTCATAGCCGAGAAAATCATCACCAAGTGCTCTGCTCCAAGAGCCTCAACTAAACTCTACGTTAACAGTTCTCACCCCCTATCCCACTGCATCATACCGTGGCAAAGAGACCAAGGGGCACAGGTTACGGCACACTTCGGGGCACAGATTGGGGCACAATCTAGGGCACAGATTCAATCTTCCGAAGTTCCTTTAAATAAAGGCGATTCCGAAGATTCAGAAACTAGCAAGGGCACAGATAAGGGCACAGATAAGGGCACGAATAGGGCACAATCCAGGGCACACCCTAAACAAGGGGCACACCAAAAGGCACAACATAGGGCACAGATTAACAATCCCGAAACCCCTTTAAATAAAGGTGATTCCGAAGATTCTGCCGAAGTTGAGGGCACAGCCAAGGGCAAGGGTAAGGGCACAGAAGTAAGAGGAAAGAAACAAATAAAAGAAAACATTTCCCCCGAACCCCCTATAAAAGAAAACAAACAAAGAAAGGAGAAAGCCCACACCCACACACAAAAAAAAGAAAAAGAAAAAAAGTCGTTGGATCCGGAAGTTCAGTTCTCGGAAGTGCTAAGACTCTTCAATCGCCTCTTTCTGGGCACGCAGGTCAAGCCAATCTCAAAGATGACTCCCGACCGCAAGAAGATGGTGGCAAAGTTTATCTCAGACTATTCCTTCGAGGATATAGAACCGATGCTTCGAAAGGCTCTCAACTCCGATCTTCTCTCAGGGCGCAAGGATGGTGGATGCTATATCTCCTTCAACTGGCTCTTCAATCCGAAGAACTACGAGGCTCTGATGGAAGGAACCTTCGACAATCCTACAGTTGTAGCCTCAGCCGGGAAGAAGCCTCAGCATTCCAGTTCTCCACCACCTTCTCCTCCACAGCCTCAACGCGAGGAGACCAACGAGGAAATAGAAGCTCGCCTCAGAATGAAAGAAGAGCGCAAAAAGGCTGAGGAGAAAGAACAGACCGAAGCCCTACGGCAGAAGTATCTCGGCTGGATAGAAGCCTCCAAGAAGAACCCGAATGGCTCGATGGCAAAGATGGTGATAGATGCCTACAAGAATGGCACTCTAGCTAAACTGGGCATCGTCTGGAATCCATCGGTGGCAGAAGAAGAACAGTCACTGGCCGACTTGGATGATCAGACTCAGAATTATCTCCAGTCTCTCCTCAGCGACTAAGATACAAGTAACAAACAATTTAATTCATACGATTATGGACAGACAAGAATTAATCGACCGCCTCAACGGCAATTATCCTGAATACACCAAGAAATCTGCTACCAAACAGAAGAAGGTGCAGCGTGAAGGTCAGTTGCAGATAGCCTGTGTACGATGGTTTCGACTACAGTACCCAGCTTTCTCCACACTCCTCTTCCATCCCAAGAACGAGGCAGACGGTGCTACCAGTGGCAAGAAGCTAGCCATCAATGCAGCATCGGGCGTGGTCCCAGGCGTTCCCGACCTCATCCTTGCTCTCCCTTCCATGAAGGATGGCAAGACAGGCATCATCTACGAGAACCCAGAAGTTTACTTCGGCTTGGGCATCGAACTTAAGTATGGTAAGACAAACAATCAGTCTGCCAATCAGAAACGCTTCCAGGGCTATTGGCAGTGCGCTGGCTACAAGTACGCCCTCTGTCGTTCCCTAGAAGATTTCATCGAAGTGGTCAAGGCTTACATGCAAGCAGCCGAAGTCAACGCCTTCGAGAAAGTTCGCTCTTATCACCTCATCAATGATGATACTGAGCACAACAAGCAGGTATTAAACAAAATCATTAAAAACAAAAAGTAATATGGAAATCGGATTCATCATCATCATGCTGTGCCTGGTTGTTATGGCCAGCACATTCATCTATCTAGTTTACACTCACTGCAATCGCTCTTGCAAGAGCTGCAAGTTTTTCCGGCCTACAGCAAAAAGTAAGTACAGCGGAACATGCAACGACTTCGGCCATCATCGCTTCCACTGGGAATGTTGTGGGGAATGGAAACGTAAAACTACCAAGGAGGATGAACTATGATAGGATATGAAAATGTAGACGAACAGAAACTGCTCGGACTGTTCTATAGCAAAGGAAGCCTCTCGGCAATGCCTCTTCTCAAAGATGACAAGGTTTTTGCTACAGATTGCCACAAGGTTATCTATATCAATGCAGAAGTCTGCCAAGGCGAGTATGAGAGAACAGAAATGTTTGATATAACATTTCCTCCTGTAGAACAGGAACTGAATATCCCTCTATTAAGCCTACAGAAAGCATACGATTCTCTGCCGAAAGTAGAGGATGAGGAATATGATCAGGAAGAATGCAACGAATGCGATGGTACAGGTTCTGTAGAATGGGAGTATGTTGATAAGAATGGAAAGACCCATCATCAAGACAGTGACTGCCCTGCATGCAATGGCTATGGCTATTTTAAGCGAAATATCAGAAAGAGTTATAAACCAGAATATAATGCCATCATAGAGCTTGACGGATTCTTTATCAACAATCAGCATATAAAAGCAATAATTGATGCTTTATTTCTTCTGGGAAAAGATCACATCACGCTTCTCTCAAAAGCAAAGAAAGATACCGTGCCCTGGGCGTACTTCCGTATTGACGAGAACATCACAATCATAGTCACACCGTATTGCAATTGCGATGATGGATTTGCTGATGCAAAAGTTGAACTTTAAAATTATCTATCTATGAGCAGTTTCATCCAACAAAACTTGATGCGACCTACTCCATCGGCTGCAGATCAGGAGAATATGAGAATGTGTAAGTTTTGCGTGCATAGCCACATCAGCGACCTCGGCTACAACCATTGCTGGAAGTCTGATAGTGCTTATAATGAAGATTCTCCTACAGGCATCTGCTGTGCATACAAGGATAAGAGGATATGGAAGCCCTATTATTTCTCTGGTCTCATATCACACTACAGGGGTAACATCTGTTGGGCACAACCAGTATATAACACTTCTACAAAAGGAAAGAGCCGTATTTTCAAATACGAAGTCCTCGACCCAGTAGCCTCAACTATAATAAACCTCCTGCCCAAGGAGTTCGCTATGAATTACATTCCAGCCACTCCTGGCTCCAAGCCTCCACATACGATGAAGGAGTATGAGAAATTTGACGCCTTATGCTTCGGAGGCTACGACCCACAACTAACAGAGAAGCAAGAGGCAAGAAATTATCATGAAGCCAACTGGCAGCAAATCCTTGCTCAGGAAGCAATAGAAAAACAATTAAGAGAATAAAAGCCACCGTTCCCAGCGATTCTATCGCTGGTCCCTCAAAAAGAATATAAACAAAGAAAAATAATTATTATGCAAACAGATTTTAAAATCACCGCCCCAGTCTTGGATATGAATGTTATCCAGAAGGCTGCACAAGATGCTGCTATGAAGGCAGCACTCGAAGAAGTAAAAGACTACTATCTCGGTTACAATTCACCTTACAGAAAGCAGTTGAAGGAATACATGGCGAAGAATGCGCCTTCTACTTGTCTCGAATTGCCTGAGTTCTCAGAGTTGTTGAGCAAATCCTTGACTGCCGAGATAGAGAATTTCGTCAACAAGAAATGTGTCGAAAGCTTTGCGCAGGCACTTCGAAAAGGATTCACTCATCTTAAAGAAGAAGGTGATGGAACCATTTTGCTCACCAATTTGGCAGAAGACATGATGCAAAAAGTAGATCTGGAAGATGTTGATAGCAATAACAGCTTTGAACTTGAAGTATCTGACAACGATTTCTATGGTTGGAAGAAAGTACATATCAGTATCTGTGAAGATGGCGAAGAGACGGAATATAATTTCACTCTCGCGAAGATTGGTAGTGATGATACATACAGCATCTTAGGTTTGCCAACAAAGAACTCAGATGAAAATTACCATTTTGATACAATAAATGTACAGAACAGAAAATGTACCATTTCATTCCCGATGTTCTCCGGTGTCAGTAACGACCACATCCTGCTTGTTTTAGCCAGATGCATCATGTTCGATGCTCGCATACGAATTGATAGCAATTACATCATTAAGAAATCAAACGAATTTGAAGACTATTAAAACGTATAACAAAGGAAGAATTAGAGCAATGAATATATACTTAACAAAATCAGAATACGATGCTATAAGTTTTGCTTGGTCTCAAATTACAACAGAGATTGAAGCAAGCTCTGATGATAGCTTTACCATTGAAGCAGGAGAGGCTATCAGCCAACTGTCTTCCATACAAGACAAATACAGAGAAGCAAAAAGAAAAAGCGAAATATTCTATTCAGTAAGAGCAAAGTTCAAAGAACGCTTTCCAGAAGCTAGTTCTTCGACTTTAGGAAAACTGGCAAGAAAAGCAATAAAAATTAATAAAGAAAAGAAGTAAAATGAAAATTCATTTATGTTATTCCTCATGTTGTTGCGCAGCAGATGAGCATGAGACAGGATGTTATCCTCGTTCTTCATTCAAGCCGAAGCCTGAGCTTCCGGCTGGAAGAATACTCACTGTCAAGGAGAAATGGCAAAACTTCTACGGAAAATACTACCGCTGTTATCTCCCGGACGAAATGAAGGACAAAGGGTATTCCATCCCATACTACGACATCCCTGCCGACAAAACAGAAGTAATAGAACTTTAAACATTATAAATTATGGCAATAGTAAATGTAGATTATTCAGAGTTCGAAACCTTGAAGAATCGAGTAAAGGAATTAGAAGAGACCGTCAAAGAGAAGGATAAGACCATTGCGTCCCTCAAAGACGGTTCCAGAGTCATCATCCGCAAGGAAGTGCAAGTAGAGTATGAGAGATCCGTGTTTGACAGAATTGATGGTAGTCAAACAGATCATCTTTATTCACAAGATGATAAGCCAAGACGCACTGTTGAGACCTCTGAGTCTTACCTTGGCTTTGAAGATGTGCGCTTGAAGGTTGAAGATCGAATGAAGGACGAGATAAACCGTAGCATCAAGCAGCGAGACGCTTCACGTGAAAGTTACGAATCCTCTGTTCAGAAATATGAAGAAAAAGAGAAAAAGTTGGATGACAAGGAAAAGTCTCTCAATGATGAGTATGCCAAAAAAGAAGCAGCTCTCATTTCTGAATATAAGGAGAAGGAAGAAGCACTTGAAGCAGCCTATCTAGACAAAGGCAAGGCGTATAAGCGACAATTAGAAGCGGATTATAAAAGTTACAAGAATCAAGCAGGTCGTTTGCCATTGATCAACAAGAATGCAAAAGAAGCCCTGTCTCTCCTCAATGCCAATCGTTTCTTCAAGCCAAAGGGCGTAGAAAGCATTCTGGCAATGATAATTCAAAAGTGTGAACAATAAAAAAATACAATTATGTATGTAACAATAACATTAATTATTTGCCTCAGCGTGGTCTTTGTCATCACGCTAGGCATCGTCTCTAACACGCTAAGAGACGAGAACTTTAAGACTCATTTTGATAAGAGTAACGAGCGTTTAAAGAGAATCATCAAAAAGCAGCATGATGAACTTATCTCATATAGAGAGGCTATCAAGAAAAATGATGCCAATCTAGAGAGATCTCTAAATGTATTAGCTTCTGCTTCCGATGCTATCAAAACCAGAATATCTCGGTTGAAAGATACGGAAGAACTTTTATCAATGGTCAAGGTCGAACTTGGAGATTTGAATTTGGGAACAGATAAGGTTTCTAAGAAAATGGATGAAGCTATTCGGTCATTCTCTTCATGCGTAAAGAAAATTGAGAATAATAATGAGGTATCATTCAAACACTTTGAACAATATCTTGTCAATCGTCCATCATATCTCTCCCCAGACGAGAAGAAGCATTTCAAGAAATATATGCTATCATGTGCAAGAGGCTATACATATATTAGCAATATGCCAAACAAAATGGACTTAGATTTTGTCCGTCTTGAAGATGTAGAAAAAGCACTTGAATATGTAGGAAAAGAACAATGGGATTCATTATACATTAAATACCCTTCAGAAGTAGAATTAGCCAATGAACAGAATACAGAACGAAATCAGTAAACTTCGTCATGAGCAGCATTTGCACGAAAGACTGCAAGAAGCCCAACTTCGACAGATAAAGCGTGAGCACGATGGTCTTCACAAGTGGATTACCATTAAGCCAAATCTCAGACTCCTCTGCCGAATAGACGAAAAAGGTAACCTCCTCCCCAAGGAGCAGGAACGCATCAGAAAAGTCAAACAAACTTTAGGTATCAAATAAGATATGAGTGAAGAATCAGTATTATCCTTTCGCAAGCTGGTTTCAGCTATGCGAACCACGGAAAAGGAATATTGGGCACACCGCGATAAGAAGATACTGCGCCAGTCCATCGAACTTGAAAAGCGTGTTGATGGCATCATCATGAAGGCAGACGGAAATGATGTCCCTCAGAACGACAACGGAAAATTTTTCCTTCTGGTGGCAGAACTTAGAGCCTCAACCATCCAATATTTCCAAGAGAAGAAGAAGCCACAGCCCGACAAGGAGCTGGTCAACTCCCTCTTCAAGACCATCAAGGAGAAAGAAGCCAAGATAGATAAGATGCTCCTGCTTCTCAAAGACGAGCAGATAAAGAAAGATGGCTACATCATCCAGTACCACGTCATGGAACGTATGCCAAGAGCACATCAAGCTCGTTCTATCTTTAATTCCTCGGATGAGCAGCTTGCCAATATAGAGTTGAATTTCCACTACCGCCATCCCGACCCTCCTGGCACCATGTATTTCATCTGCAAGGAATATCTTGGCAAAGACGGAAAAGAGCTACCTCAGGAAGAGATAGACAAAATTATTAATAACAATTTAAATTCTTAAAATTATGAACAAGAAAGAAAACAAGCCTCAGCAAGAGGTTAAGACACAAGACAAGTCTCAGAACCAGCCAAAGGAGTCCTTCATTGGCACAGGTAATGGTTCTTCCCTCCGCTCTCGTACAAGCACATGGTTCGAGTGCAAGGTACGCTATGAGAAGACCCAGGAGGATGGAAGCGATAAATTGGTAAACGAGCTGTATGTTGTTGATGCCCTCTCCTTCACCGAGGCAGAAGCAAGTTATCACTTCTCTTCCGCACATTTCTCGTAACTTAGCCCCACATTATTAATATATATATAACATCAATCATATATGAAAAAGTTGAAACGTTTCATCATTTATCTCCGTCTCTGGTTCATCCGCAAGATTGGTTACACCCTTCCTTCTCTCAGAGAAGCAACCAGCGTCATGCCGGGAGAGTTCTATGATCTCTTCGGGCGCATTGTCCGGGCAGTTCCTAACAAGGCATCCTCCACCCCACATGTTGAAGACAACTTGGAGCATGAAGAAGTCCCAGAGCATTGCCATAACTGCGATTTGTTCAAAGAGCACATTCCTTGCTCCTTCAACCACCGTATGCCCAACGGCTGCGATATTTGCGACAATCATCATTTCGAAATCATCTGCATCAACAGAGGTAACATCTAAAGCACAATCAATATGAAACAGCAAAAGTCAAATTATAAACTCGACAAGAAGACTGGTCACCTTCTCGAAATTCCTTCCAGAAAGCAAGTTCGTGAACATGTCAAGAAGATACGTGAGCAGCAGACCCAAGAGCCTCAGGACCCCATCACCCTGCATGAGACCCAAGCCGACAAGAATTTCAAGAAGGTCCAGAAGGTTCTCGACCGTATGCACGCCAAGGCAAAACTACCCGACTTCCTTACCATGGCCCGCAAGAAGTTCCTTTCCACCGTCTGCGTTATCAATCGTCCCGGCAAGCAGCGTAGCCTCCTCCCCGACAAGAAAGGTCGCTTCGTCATGCTCTGCCATGGCAAGATGGCTAAAGTTTTCACGGCTGATGTTTGCCTTCTCGTCAAAATACAAAAGTCCATCATCAAGAAACATGAAATGGCACCAGGTGGAGAAGTGACCACAGAGCATTGGCAGGATGGTAGCTGGAGCATCGTACCGTGCCGGGCAGACAAGAGTAATTACACCACCATTCAGGAGGTCCGTCTTCGTCCATGGTTCTTTCTCCATCGCTACTGGTATGAAATTTCCTTCGATGGCAGAGTAGAGCCAGCCATGATGTTGAATGATTACAACCTCAACCCTACCCTTCGCAAGAAGCATTTCTACGTTACCAGGGAATATGTAAAAGTACGTAACCAGGATGCCGAAAACGACTACTTCCGTTTCTGGCTCCACAAACCTACAGATTATGCAGAACGAAACTGATATTTACATCCTCAACCGTCCACGCCATCAAAAGCGTGGGCTAACCCTCAACAAGAATGGGCGCATCACTCTGCGCTCATCCCCAATTAAACTTCTTGGTTTGGAGCGAGGAGATAAGATCATCTTCTTATTCCACGACTCTCAGATGTACATTGTCAAGTCTTCCAGCCATAATCTTGCTATCCCTCTATATGGGCGCAAGTCTCAACTCCACGGTTGTAGCGCCAGCACCGTCAAGGAACTCTTCAATCATATACCAGGCATTCCACCTGATACTCAGGAGATAGACTTGGTAGTCTCTGACCACCTCGAAAACATCATGATATGCAATGACATCATTCAGGCTTTGGCAGTAGTCAATCGTGCCGACCCATCCCATTGCCGATAATTAAACATTAAGCACAACACATTAAACATTAAGAAAGATGCAACAATCAATCAGATACAAAGGTCTCAGCCTCACTCCCGATGAAATGGCAGTAGAAAACGGTGCACTGGCCCTCTGTGGCAATTTAGAGCTGCACGATGGTGCATTACGCCCTGCCATTGTCGCTGGCACACCCCTCTCTCAGCCCCTCACCGTTAATGGTGAGGTGGCTAAGATTTTATATGTTCACGAAACTGGCAGTTATCACCACCTCATAGCCATAGCCTCATCCTCCATCTATTGGTTCATGCAGGATGGCACGCTAGGCTCATCCACCCCGATCAAGTCCTTCGACTACGAATCCACCGTGCTCTCCATCGACTCCATCGGCAACACCCTCATCATCACCGCCACCGATGGCATCCACTATGCCATGTGGGAGAGCAATGGACAGTCCTCGTCCGATTACAGCTATAAGGGACAGAAGCCACCATTCCTAGAACTTAGCTTCTTCTTCGACCCAAGAAATAAGCCAGAAGATTACGAACTTGGTGGAATTAATGCCAAGGGTAGCAAGGAAGGTTTCTACGATGCTTTCCAGCAGACCACCTATAGCTGTGGCGATGTGTTCAACAAGGTAAATGGCAATTCCTTCACCTCGGGCGACCAAGTAGCCAATATCAAGGATGATAAGCAGTCCGATATTACCCAGAGCATCTATGCCCTGGTCAACCGTACAAACAATCTTATCGCCAAGCAAGGGCGTTTTTACGCCTCCTTCTTCATCCGCTATTGCTATCGCATGTTCGATGGCAGCATGATTATGCACTCCTCGCCTGTTTTCATCCCCATTCAGGTGCCAAACAGCTATTCCGTTTATTCTGCCAACATTTACTTCCCTAGCGAAAACTACAAAAATCTTACCGTTACTGGTGCAGAAGTAGGTTGGGAAGATTCCGCTACTTTCAACAGAATGGATGCCAAGGGCAACGTTATCGAAGCCTCTATCTCCAAATGTACCTTCATGTATCTCCCTCACAATGTAGCATTGTCCTATGCGCTCCAAGGAGATATTGACGAGTTGAAGCAATGGAAGGATATTATCAAGTCTATTGATATTTTCATCACGCCTCCTGTCACCAATGTCGATACGAGTGCCAAGATTAGCGTATTGGAAATGTGTCAACCTAATTATGTGCTAAATGGAGCAAACATAGAAGATTACCATTGGACTAGCAACAAAGGCAAAAGCTATGGAATGGTCTGTGTTCGCTTCCCGAAGAAGTCTGACGATGATTATAACAACCAACTTAGTTCTGCTGGCAATGGTGACTCTTCCGAGTCGAATGACCAAAACATTTCAGCCTTTTACAAGATATGCTCCCTGCCTATAGACAATCTTACCAAGGTCGATATCAAGGAATTGCCTGTAGATAAGGCTGCTGTATACCAGGTTTCCCTCCAAGAGCAGATGCAGGACGATTACAAGACCCACAATTTCCTCACAGCCAAGGGTAGCTATGTCTATAACCATCGGCTCAATCTGTTTGGAGTGCAAGAACATCTGATGTCTGGTTTCAGCCGAAAAGTCATGTTCCCGAAGGGAAACTTCCTTCGTTCGGATGGCAATTTCTATTCTCATCTTATCATCAAGAAAATAGTGACAGAGCTTCATACCACATCTGGCACAAAATATGTAGAGAATATTTTAGAAGAAGATGTAATCGACCGCATAGAACCATTCATGCTTGCCAATCTGGTTAAGTTCTATCCCGATTCCAGGGCTAAGAAGATGGTTTTCTTCTGTTCTACTGTCGATGCCATTGCCCATGTTATCTATGCCTTTCCGCTAAAAGAATGCGAAGAGTTAAATGGAGCTATGCACATGGGCAACTTCACCGAAGAGATTACGCCTTATATCGTCACCTCCTACGATTACTCTGTAGATGATGTAGTCGATATGAGCAACAAGATTTATACATCCGAGTCCGATAACGCCTTCTACTTCCCTCTGAACGGCATCAATACCGTGGGTATCGGCACGATCCAGGGCATAGCCTCAACCACAAGGGCACTCTCCCAAGGTCAGTTTGGTCAGTTCCCATTGATGGCATTCTCCACCGATGGCATCTGGGCGATGGAAGTTTCTTCCCAAGGCACCTATAGCAGCATCCACCCTATCAGCCGTGAGGTCTGCAGCAATCCGAAGTCCATCACCCAGCTAGACCAGTCCGTGCTCTTCGCCACCAATCGCTCCCTCAGTCGCATAGCAGAGTCTCAGGTGGTTTCCATGTCCGATGTCTTGGATGGCCCAGGCTTCAATATAGTAAGCAATCTTGGCAAGTTCTTCAACTTCTTCATTGCTGCCGAAGGCGATGATGCAGCCACCAAGACCATCAAGGCACAGATGCGCCAGCTCATAGATTTCACCTCCTCGCCTATAGATTTCTTCCAGCGATGCCAGGTTATCTACGATTACAAGAACTCTCGCATCTTCTGCCTGGATGTCAGCCAGCAGACCAAGGAAGCCTCTGCCGATACCGTAGCCCTCTGCTATTCCATCAAGGATGAAACTTGGAGCACCTTCCTCATCAAGAATGTGCTCACAGCCCTCAACTCCTACCCTCACCCATACATTCAGTATCGAGACGGTAGCGTAATAGTTTTGGATAGCGGTTACGATTACGAGGATGATACCGAGTATCATGGCATCATAGTTACTCGTACACTTAAGTTCGATGAAGATAACGTACCTGATTCCATTACAGGCTATATCCATTCCCTCACGTCTGGCAGCATACCAATCATGTGGTTATATGGTAGCAATGATAATCAGAATTGGCATTACATCGGTCGCTTGGGCGGCATGAAGTCCAGCTACATGGCTACTCACAGCTATCGTTTCTTCCGCATCGCCCTATACCTGAAGATGAAATCCATGAACCAATATTTCGCAACTAGCCTCGAAGTCATCCGTCGCTTCAACAAGTTCTAGCCAGAAAAAATAAGAGCCTTCGCAAATCAGGAGAATCCCGATAGCGAAGGCTCTTTCCATAAACACCCAAAATAATGAAGAAAAAGAATAGCCTCAAAAATAAAAAGTCACCGTTCCAGGCGATTCCATCGCCTGGTCCCAGATAGCCCCCAAGTCCGCCTCTTAAGTAAAGCTAGGCCGTCTCAGCGTATAGTTATCCCGGCTCAGCAAGTCGCTCTTGATGTTATTGTAGTCAGCGGTAGCGCTTTCTCCATACGTTCCAGCCTTATCCGCAAACTGATCCATCAGGAACTGGCTCATCACGTAGTCCACGATGTAGCGGTGGCAGTGGCTCTTCAAGGCATCCGTCACAGCCACGTTCCAGTTCGGAATCTCCAGTTTCAGGGTCACCGTCTCATAGATGGTTTCCTCCCTGTCCTTACCAGCCTTGTTTACGGTAGCAGTCGTTTCGTTCTCCTCACCGTCAATGATGGTGGTCACTACCTCCGTCCAAGTACCGTCTTCGTTGTCAGTATAGGCATACTTTCTGATGCCCTTCACCAGTCGCTCCAGGTTGTTGTTGTCCTCCACTCTACCAGTAGTCTGATAACGTTGAGCAGCCAGTTTGATGTTAGCGATGGCTTCCGTCACGGCACGGTTGATAATACTGCGAGTCTCGTCACTGTCAGGGCTTTCTATGTTGGCTCTGATGTCCTTCTGAGCTTCGTCCACCATTCCCTGGCTTACTACATAGCATCTTGCCAGTACATCATTACATACCTGCTCCATCCTAAAATTCAATGTAATCAATTTTCTATCCATAATTGCAATTATTTATATTGAAGAAAAATTATCTCAGTTCGAAAGGTGGTCTGCCTCCGCTCCAGTCCACAAAGTCTTGGTGAAAATGCTGCGAAGCAAAGTCTGGGTTTCGCTCAGAGCCTTTCAGCCCTTTCTGCTCATCCTTGTCTACCGCATCCCCATTTCTAGCCTCAGCATCCACAGCCGAAGATCCTTCTTTCTCTGTATCATCAGCAATTCTTGCAGCCTCAGCAAAGCTAAAATCCTTCTTTAGCAGCACCTCTTTGATAGCTTCCAGGTCACTTGCTCCCATGCTGGCATAGTCCGTATGGTTCATATCCGGGAAGTCGCTCAGCCATCCGGCAAGGATAGCATGAACCAGATAGTTCTGTATTTGGTTGGTAAGGACCCCACTTAGCCTAGGTGGCCAATAAACTAAAGTCTTGATGGTGATTGAGAAATCATCAGCCAGTGCCTGTAGGTCAAACTGCTGTGTGGTCGAAGAAGAGAATCTTGCCAAGAAGTTTTCCAGGTCGGTTATCGCCTCCCGATAGTATATATCCAGTTTCGCTTCCTCGCCATCGCTCGCCCAGACGGTCTGAAAGTCCACCTCCGGGTTATGCTGCGCAATGGTGACAGATAGTCCCTCTACCACGTACATTACGCTTTTCTTGATGATTTTAATTGTTATTGTCTTCATATTTGATCACATTTTTTCTACGATGCCATAACCAAACAAGAATACCTGTTGTGATGGCCATGATGATACCTACTAACGCAAAAAGACTTACCTTCCCTATAGTCACAAGTCGCTGCTCATTCTTGGTTAGTTCTCGCCTCATAATGTTAATAGAGTCTTGCTTTAACCGAATCAGCGAATCTTTTTGAACCATAAGAAGTTGATATTTATCTACCTTCTTAGATATGATGTTAATGGAATCCTTTAGCCTCAGCACCTCTTTTGTGTTCCTGTTGGTCACAACAGAGTGCCATGACTCTGTCTTGATAGGCTTTCCATTCTGATCTACAGTGGTTGAAGTACTATCCTTTGTATGTGTACTTTCCTTTACAGATGTTTCGTGCTCCTGGATCCTGCTATTTGCCATCTGCTCAAAAGCAGAGATAAATCGCTCCTGCCAACTGGCATCCAAGCCCTTGCTCACGGTGTTGTCTGTGATATAGTGCTCCTGCGTCACAGTCTTCGTCTTACAACTCGTCAGAAACAACATTGAGAAATACGCTATCCAAACGAACAGATAGATAATTAAATGTTTCGATTTCATAAGCTATTCTGTTTATAAGGCAACCATAGCCCTGGCAAGATACTTCTTTCTGCTAACCAGTCCGTTTGTGCCTCCATTTATCTTTTTCGTAATTCTCAACACATTATCCGCATCAGCCAGTTCGTTCAGCCCATGCGTCTCCCAGAACCACATCGATACGTCAACGCAAAGTTCCGGCTGTTCCAGCAACTCCGGATGCTCCAACACAGGCTGCATACTGTATACCTGGAATATTGAGTAGTTACTTCGGCCGGTCAACTGGATGAAGCCTCTGCCCTTATACTTGGCACCATCGCCCTCATGCGTGTTGCCGAGCATCTTTCCAAGTGATCCCTTCTCATACTTCGTGAAATAAGAGTTCTTTCCTAGTTCATGGGTATAAAGAAGTTCACCGCTTTCATGCGCTATCTGGGCAAGGAAGTGCGCCCATCGTAATTTTGTATTGATGTGATACTTCTCTGCCAATTTGTTGAAATAAGGCAAATATTTATCTACCCTATTTTTCGCATTCGGCATAATCTTCAGTATCTGCTCCTTAGTTATTTCCTTCATTTCCATTTTCTTTATTGTTTTTATGTTCTTGGTATCTCTTAAACATCGGGAATTTCTCTACAAATCCAAGTGTCAGCGCATAATAAGCATAGTCCACAAGTTTATAAAAGGGCGTATCTGACACTAACATCCGTCTCAGGTTCTTCAATATGTTGGTCGTGAACAGATAGGTTGCAGCTATACACACCCACTTCACGCAAAACAGAGCCTCTGTATCAGAATGCAGGAAGTGACCGATAATAAACAATGCAGCCACCGTCACGAAGAACACTGCACAGCATACGAAGAACATGCCGAATTTCTTCCAGCTCCATTCTTCACCGTTAAACACTGCAGCCACGATACCGAACACCAGGTTCAGCCCGAACAATACCATCATGGCAATCATAAAATCCCTGATGGGAACCAGCAGACTCAGAAAAGTCCATATCGTCCCAATTAAGTAACCTCGAATATCATTCATTTTCTTTTTCATTTATCCGTCCCCACTCCGTTATGGAAACGATGCAAATTTAAGCCATCATTCCCGATTATCAGTGATAAGTTCAGCAACTTCATACGAAAAAGAGAACACAAGCCCCTAATAAAGCCTGCATTCTCTTCTTCTGATAGTTTTCTTTTATATATCTCTAGGTGTTATGGAATCATTTCTAGAAGAGCAAATTGATTCTTCACTCTTCGTTCTTCACTCTTCACTTAATTAAAGTACCCCCATGCCTTACAATGGCCATAAGGGTTATCATCATCCCTCAGCCAATTTACGGCAAGATCCACCATCTTGTCCATCAACTGCTCTTCGCTGTCCTCCGGGAACCATTTCTTCATCAGATTATAGTTGTCAGAGTAGATCATGTTCAGCACCACGGCAAAATCCCATTGGTTGTAAGGTCTGATCTCGTCCTTCACCGTCTCATAGATCTCCTGCGTCTTGGCCATGGTATAGTAAGGAGCACGATGCTCTACCTCCTTGTCATCCTCAAACACCATCTTCTTGATCTGAGCCTCAGCAAAGAAGTCGTTGAAGTGGCCGTTACCCACTACCCCATAAATCTCCTTATACAGTTTCAGGAGATCATCTTCCTCGGCATGCATCGCCACAAACTTGCCGATAATCTTAGTTACCTTCACCATCTGTTCCGGTGTGGCTTCACTCTGATATTTTGTAATAAGTTCCACTAAGTTCATACTATACCTGTTTTTGTGATTTGACAAATTTGAAAATCTCGTCCAACTTGTTTTCCATCTGGTCGAGTCGCTGATTTGTTCTCTGCTGGTCACGAAACGTTGTGTCCAACTCTGAGAGAAGTTGATCACAGTCCTTTACGGTCTGCTCGAAGTCCGGCATCTTATTGATGATGTCATTGGCTTGGTTCTTCAATGCGTTTACCTCGTTGATGATACTCTCCTTACTACAAGAGATTACAAGGGTGTCGCTGTATGCTGTTTGCTCAGTATCAACTACCGAATAAGTTGACTGCTTTCCGTCTTCCGTCTGAACATTCACCTTCACGTTCATGGTGCCAAAGTTTGGCATGCCAGGCATCTGTGGCATCATGTTGGGTTTGCTACCACTAATATCAGGGCTTGGAGCATTCATCACTTTACCCTGCTTGAATTTTCTAGTCGCCCGGTCAAACAAAAAGACTGGGAAACCTGCCTTTAAATCTTTAAATATCATAATCGTATCGTTTTAAATGGATAATGCGAGGGAAACGATGGCTTACACACCATCCACCATTTCCCTCCATAATGATACTAAGCTGTAGTCAATGCTACAGTCAGACTGTCAAATATGCTCAGGCCTCTAGCCTTTCCGCATACCACATCGTTAGCCTTTTGCGTTCTGCCCACACTGGCGATAGTTACAGCCGTTGGCAGTGCTGTCTGCCCTTGGAAGGCTGCTACCCATCTTTCCGTGTAAATCAAAGGCTGCGCTCTCATCACGTTTCTGTTGCCTATTACAGGCGAAATGATGGAGATTGTCGCCACGATAGGCACAAACACCGTTGTGCCATTCAGGATAGGCTGCTCATAACTGTAGGTTATGCTTGTCTGTGGCTGCACACTGCCATTCACGCAATAAGGTCTGCAAAGCTTCTCATTGTAAGTAGCTAAGACTGAAACTTGGTTGGCTACCAATGCTGTAGTAGCCAAACCCACTGGAGAAATCTTGTTCATACCACTACGCTTCTGTTTCATTCTTTACTTTTTTACTGATAGCCACCTGCTACACCTGCGCCACATCCGCAACCGCCATTCATCAGATTGGCAAGGTAGATGTTCTGCTGCAGCTGTGAGTTCTTAAACTTCAAGTCCTGAATCTCGTTAGCTTGCTCCTGGCTCCAATGCCCTGTCAAGGTGTCGATGATGCGCTGAGTGTTGTTCTCACCTGCACGGATGACGTCACACTTGTCTTGCTGCATCTGGAAACCGAGGTTCGAAGCTGCTCTTTCTATACCAGTGTTGGTATAGCTAAAGCCCTGCTGCATCTGGTTAACGATGTCCTTCTGACCAAGCTGGTTGTCATACCCCATCTTGATGATGTTCTGCTGCGTCTGGCAGCAGCAATCCTTAAGCGCAATTGTCATCTGCAAGTTCCCCTGCGAGATAGCGTTGATTACTCGCTCTGCCGAGAATCCTACCTGACCACCAAGCTGCTGGATGCCAGCCTGAATGCCACAGATAGAGTTCTGCAAGGCGTTGAAGTCACAGTTCAGATTGCTTGCCAACATCTTAAGGTCGTTGCCGTTACCCTGGATGGCACCCATCAGCAAGTTGCTGTTCTGGTTGTCTGCCATCTGGTTGCGCAAACTCTCGATTTGACTCTGAATCTCCGCACGCTGCACGTCTGCGCCATTGTCACGATTGTTCCAGTCTGCACCATACATATAGCGCATCATGCCCATCATCATCATGTAGGCGAACGGATTGTTCCACATATCATCATCGTCACGGTTACGCATCATAGCCGCCATTGCCAAAGGATTGCTGTCACGATTTGCCATCGCTCCAAGCAGACCGCCCATCATTGCATCGTTGCAACAAGAGGTAGTCTTAATTACTTCTTCTGCCATAATTCCTAAAGAAATAAAAGTTGTACATTTTGTTTATTCACACATGTAATCGATTACGGCAGCAAAGATACGAGGAACTGGCAAATTCTTTAATAACTCTATCAAAAATTCTTTTATCAACTGATTATCAACGCTTTAACATGACATAGACCCATATCAAAACCATCGTATATATATTTTCGCAAGAATATTGTATATAATTGTATATAATTTAAGGCAAAAATTGTATGTTTTAGAGCATAAAAAAGAGAGAAGCAATCTCTCGCCTCTCTCCTTTTCTACTTGTTTCTTTTCAGTCTTCTCTTGATAAACTCCTTAACATCCCATTTCTTGAAGAAATGAGAATGGTCCCCAGCGTTCCCTACACTCTCCAGCTCCCCATCAGCGATAGCCCTTCTTAGGGTAGATTCGCTGATATGCGCCTCCTTCTTCACCTGTCCAGCAGTCATCATTGGGTTGAGAGCATACGGAAGATAGTTCTCACAAAGGTCTTCTATCTCATCGCTACTCATTCCGCAAGCAGTTACCTTCTCCCCTCTCTTCTCTTGCTCGTCTGCTCGAAAACAAGAATCCGATAACGATTTTAATAACACTCCCAAGGTGTGATAACCAAATAACTTTCCCATATTATTATAATCTAGAGATTAAACTTTGACAGCCCTTGCCTGAGAAATACTTATCGGCAAAACCATATACATAAAATATAATGGTCATTACAAGTATTACAACATTAGCTTCCACCATTTCGTTGGTGGTAAAAACATTCCAGTATACGATATGAATAGCATTTATCCCAAATAGGTAGATGATCATCGGAATACGCCATCTGTAGCAGAGCCAAAAGAATCTGCTCGCAATTATAAGCACAAGCGGATGGATGTAAACGGAAAAATAGATAAATGCTGCCGATACCCAATTCTCCTTAAACCATACGCACATTTCTTTTTCATGAGACGCAAATGTTACCATGCATGCAATATGAAAAAGCATGATAAACAGAGGCATCACTTCACAATAATACTTAAACCAAGTGAGTAGCTTCACGCTGTAGCCTCTACCTGCAAGGATAATGACGTTAATCATTTCGCTAACGTCCATACCCTTAAACATTACTCTTGACAACTGTACAACACCGACTGATTGAACTAACCGATGGACTTCATCTTCTTCCTCTTTAGTCATAAATTCTTCTCCTTTTGTTTTTGGGTTTATTATTTGTTCTTAGTTCCTCATTCTTAATAAGAAGGAAAGTTCTGCAAAAATAAACAATTCTGCACAAAAACATTTATTTTGAGCAATATTTTTATAATTAAACTTTGCAAAAGTAACAATCTGTAAGCAAATTATTCGTATATTTGCACTAATTAAACATTCAAATTTATGAATAAGAAAATTATAGCCTATATACAAGAAAAGGGAGTGCTAAGCAACACTCCCCTTTTTTTATCTATCTAACATCTTATATTCAGACATGGCATCAAAACAAGGACAATACTTCTTCCATTTCTTGCAGTCTGTCCCCCAAATGTCACGGTGGCCCATGATCTTTGCATCCGGGAATTGTTGCTTAAGTTTATGAAGCAGCAAAATGAGAGCATCCTTTTGATCTGGAGTGCGGTTGTCGATAGGCTTGCCGTGGCTGTCGATGCCACCCATATAGGCAACGTTGATAGCAGAGGAGTTATAGCCCTTGACTCCGTTGCTGACCAGCTCTATGGCGAGAAGCTGATGGATGCCACCATTGATGTCAACCACGTAATGATAACCAGGATATTTCCAACCCTTCAGACGAAATTCAGCCTTGAGATCCTCGATGCTCTGACGTTGCGAGCCAGCTGTACAATGAACAAAAATTCTTTCTATTTTTCTCATTTTGAATAAAAAATAAAGTAATTAATAATACTTTCAGACTAAAATTGTATTATTCTGCCCCCAGCATAGAATCAATCATTCCGTCGTTACTTCTTCTCCTCTTCGAGCAATCCCATAGCGTCTTGATAGAAGAGAGGGAATCCCTGTCCGAAGTCCTTCAACAGCTTGAACTCCTTATCGTCAAGCTCAACCTCACCATCCGACTTGTATATCTTCATAGCCAATGCCATATAGCCGATGCCTCTAGCATTCTGGTACATGGCATTAGCCAACTCCTCTCGGATGTCTTTTGTTATATACTCATCCTTCTTGATGTTTGTTGCAATCTGCAACGCAGCGAAATTAATCTTCTTCATAATTATTATAATTAAATTGTTATTATTAATATTTTATTCTGTATCATCAGAACTATTTATAAGTTTAAATTCAACAGGCTTTGCTTTTGTAAAATCGCCATAAGAATATAAAGGATTTCCAATATATGATACATTATATGCAGTAATAAGTGTGTCTCCTTCATAAGGATCGAAATATACATGCAAGTTAATATCTGTTGCAACAATAGAAGAACTACTACCAGCCTCTTTTTCTATAAGTGGAATACCTTCAACTCTAACACCTCCTTCTTGATTCTCTGCATCTTCCAAAGTTGAATATACTGTAACACCTAAGTTACTAAAACTATAACTAGCTAAAGTACTTGCTGCACGAACATACTTGCTTTCAGAAGCACAAGTAGAAACATCACCATTAGCATCCTGATATTGAGCAAGAATTGTATATATCATTCCCTTTGGTGGATGAGAAGAAGAGAATGTGTAATTGAATTTGCCCGACACTTCTAGAATACCAGCAAGCAACATAGGATTTCCATCACCATTAAGCACATATTGACCTGCATAATCATTTCTTTGACTAGTAGTTTTATCTGTTATATTAATTGTTGCTGTATCATAATCATAAGGTTTATCTTTGTCAGACTTCAAAGTATATTCCTTATATCCAACATAAACACTATGTTGCAACGAAAAACTATTAAAGAAATAATTATCTTCTACACCTCCAGTTGTGCATAGAAGAAGATAAACTCTTATAACATCACCAACATTACAACTAAAACCACAACCTCCTTCTGATATAGGAGCACCAGAACTAAACTTAACCAAAAATTGATAACCTTCATCATCAAGATTTGGATTAATAGGGTCTGGTTTAGAATAATAACTACCTATCTTCTTTGTCACATTATATAGATAAATAGCAGGATATACTTTACCACCTACAATTTGTGTAAGCATTAGAACTATATCATATAATGACACACATTGGTCAGGATAGTCTATATCACTTGTATTAGTAGTATATATACTAAATGTTGCAGTCTCTGACATGAAAAACTCACTAGTATTTGGATATGCAGGATAAATTGGTGGTTGAGCATCATCATAATAACCTGCAAAATCAGAAAGACGATAAGGAGATTCATTACCTCCATAAGGTCTATTGTATGTCCATTTTGCTTTATCATCATCAAAGTCTGATTTTCTAGACACCAAAGGAATAACTAAAGCTGCATCATTAACAGTGTTATTTCCTAACCACCAACCTAATCTCATACTAGGTGCAGTCCAACTTTTACCATCAGGATTTAAAGTATCAGTCACAAACTTCTTTCTAAGGTTCACTGGCTTGTACTTAGACCACATGTTTATGTTGTTATTCTTACATAGAGTAGCAATATCATTGCTATCCTCATTAAGTACGCTCTTTACGTCTTCAAGTGTAACTGGAGCAGTAATAATTCCATTTACTATACTCATGTCTTAATTCTTTAAACAAGTTATACCACCAGTAGCTTCAATCTTGCCATTTACAACAAGATTTCCATCTACCATAATATCACCATCAATAGTACCAGAAGTTACGTACTTTACTACCTCCTTGGTTACTACTTTCTCTATTGTTATGTTGGCATTGAATACCTTTGCCAACCATTGAATAAATTTCTTCATACAAATCCTTTCTTTAAATGTTCAACACCTATAGTACCATCATCAATAACAGATATATCTAAATACATATTCTCAGTTATACATATACCAAACATACATCTATTATGATGAGACTTACCTGTATAAATAATTGGAATATTACCAAGTTCCAAAACCGCTCTTATCTTATAGAGAAGTTCCTTAATTTGTATTGCTTTATCTATATAAGGTTGAAGCATTAAGTCAAAGTCAGTAACTACACTACCATGAACTGCACTACTCCAACCATTAGCAACACAAGTTCTTTCTATAGCTGGATATATACTAGCATATAAAGCGGCTCTTCCATTTGTATTTATATTCTTATTCATAATATTTTAGCTTACAGAAACACTACCTTCAGATGGGGTAAACAGATATGTTTTACCATTATAAGTAAACCGAATAGTAAAAGTTGTACTATCTTGGTTAACAATTTCAAAATTGTCAGCTCCAGGAAGATTAAAATTATCACAACTTAAATAGTTAAAACAACCTGCTCCATTTGCATCTATATAATACTCTTGAGTATTACCAAGATATAAGGAAGGGTCAACGTTTGAATCTATACAAATTAATTCAATATCATCACCATTCCTACGTAATTTTAACGCATTAGATAGCCGAATACTATCAATAACATCGAAAGTATTTGCAGTAACACTCTTGAACGTAAAGTCAACATTATTACTTGTAGTAGCACTATTACTTACACCAAGTGCAGTTATACCTCCAGTAGCATAGACATTTCCTTCTATTTTGAAAGCATTATTAGCTGCATCCCAAGATATTCTTCCACCATTAGTTTCAGAACCAAAATGTATTTGGTTTGAATTAACATCAAAGACATTGCTCTTGAAATCATAATGCTTGCTATAATTGTCGGTATAAATCTTTGTTATATTAGCATCCAAATTTATCTCACCATCAGACGATTCTTTCAGTCCATAACCAATATGGAGTGTATTGTTTGTGCGGTCAAGCATATTGCCGTTGTTCATCCAAAGCTGAATAGAACCACCTCCTGCCGAACCCATTTTCAAGTTGCCATTGATGTCACCAGTTCCATTGAAGCTCTGTCCCCAAATGAGTCGTGGGTTTGTCAGTTGTGTTGCTTTGTTGGCATTATTTACTGTGATGCCCTGCACGTAATTAGAGAGACCGTTTATGTCACTTGTTGAATGAGTATGGCTGCTAGGTGTAAACGTGCTTGGCTTGTTAGTTACGTCTGACCAAGATACTCTTGTTGACGTTGAGCCACCACTTCCGCCAGTAGTAGATAAAGTAATCTGTGAATGACTATCCCAAGTTACATTAAGTCCATTACCAAAGATTATCTTGAAGTCAGATTCACCATTCCACGCTTCTTCTGAACCATCTTGGTAGAAACGTAACTTACCACTAGTAGTACCACTAGAACCACTTCCACCACCAGAAACTGAAATCTCATAACCTAAACCTACCTTTGATATAGAAAAACCGCTTTTGAACCTTAAATATGCAGAAGAACTACCATCATAAGTAATATAGTCAGTATTCGATGAACCATTGTATATAGTTAACGGATAGCTGGATGAAGATGAGCTACCATTACCATTATTGGCAACAACAGACAAATCAACCGATATTTCGTTGTCGCTATTTATAAGTATTGGGGTAGAGTTCCAATTTTCACCGTATTTAAAGTTAATGCTAGTGCATGATAAGACATTACCATTACTATCTTTCAAGGTACTACCATTGCGCTTGATTCTGATTCCGCCAGTCGTGCTGCCACCACCGCCGCCCGATGTGCCGCCACCGCTGCCAAGTGCCGTTATTCCACCTGTTGCATATAAGTTTCCGTCAAAGCACAAGTCACCGTTCTTGTCAAGATGGAGTTTCTTTCTGATGACTGTTTCTCCATTGGTTGATTGGAACTCTATACCTGTGACACCAGACATTTCGCCTGTAATCGACTTAGACGCAGGGTCAAACTTTCTTCCCCACCAACTGTACTCAGAGAGGTCGATGCTTGTACCACCGCCTGTATTGCCACCACCATTGTTCACAACAGGAGTCTTCCATCCGAAAGATTGACCATTCCAATAGAGGTAGCCAGTTGATGTCGGCATATCCATCTTGTTCAGCTCCGTCACAAACGGATTCAACTTGATGGGTTTCCATGAATAGGTGGTGTCCTTCCACACACCTGCCTCGTCACACACGTAAACACTGCCATCGACTATCGCCCAATCGGTCACGGTAGGCGATGGCACTGCTTGCTTCAGCTCGTCAAGGGTTCTGTAATAATATCCCTTGTTGCGTCCTGTGCCGTTGTATGTGAAGAACTTGTATGAATCACCATTCGTCAAGGTCACGGTGATTTCATTCTTTCCACCATCCACGTTTGACGTGGAAGTCTGTGCGATGCTGCTCACGCCCACACCACGCTCACCTTGCACCACGCCAAAGCTTCTGTACTGACCGTTTCGAACCGTTCCGTTCGTACCAGTCCAAAGATAAAGCTCGCCATTGTAGAAATAGCCAAACCGTTTCTCCTCGTCCGTTGGGTTCAGAGGAAAATCGCTCTCGCTGACACAAGCCTTTGAAAACAATAAGTTTTGAACGGTTGAAAGCACCTCGTCCCAATAGGAATCACGGTTCTCGTTCACGCACCACGTCCCACGCTCAGGATTCCACCAATGCTGCCATCCGTTAATATCCACATAGTCCCCATCGACACCTCCGTTCGGATATGCCCTGTTGACCTCATACACGTTCCTGTACGTCCCCTTAAAATGCAAGGAGTTCTTATCCATATCAGCTAAAATTTGAAAGTTTACTAAATCGCTCAGCCAAATCGGCTTGCTGGTTACTGCCCAAGTAGATGCTCGCCGCACGGTATATCACGTTTTGGCGGCAAATGTCCAGGAGCGCAACGGTCAGTCTCGAATCATCGCCGACGGCCTCCACCTTAGCCTTCGGAATATATGTAAAGACTTCCACTAGATGGTCATAGACATTATCCACCGTACCAGAGACATGGCTGCTGTACCGCCCTGCCGTGAAGTACATCAGCACACGGTTGCCACCGCGCACGGTCAGGAATCCCCTTGGCTTCTGAGGCGTGCCACGCCCCCACCGTGTGGCTTGCATCCTAGCCTCCTGGCTCTGTATCGGCAACAACTCATACAAGCTCTGCTGCCAACTTCTCAGCCTCAACTCATATAGGCGCAAGAAGTCCTCGGGAACGATGAGATAGCCATGTCCATCGGTGTATTTGTACTGGATTGACGTGTAATCTTGCTCCACGCCCGACACGGATGCCTTCACATGCTGTGGAATAAGAAAATCAGCTGGAGCCTCAACAAGCAACATGTTAGCCGCCGACTCCAGGCACTGACGGATGATGACATCAGTGTCATCCACGATGAGGTCATTCATGTCATCATGGCTTATCTCACTGATGGCCTTCCGCACCTCTAAAACTAGTTCGCTCATCAACGCTTCCATATACATTATTATATTATAAATGTTAGAAATCCATCTCCACGCCGTTTTTCTTCGCCTCGTCCTTCACGCTCTGGGGGCTTTTCAGCTTTCTCGTATCTACGCCAAAGGTCTTGGCAAGATAGTTCTTAGCCTTGGTGATATTCTCGAAGTGAAGGGCGTTCTCGTTCGTCACATGCTCTTCTTCATGCTTCTGCACCTGCACCTCTTCGGGCTGACTCTCATCAATGATACGCCCAGCCTTCGTTAGCGGATGCTTTCTGATGCAGTCTGCCACCTGTTTATTGTCCGTGAGGTATGAATAAGCATTGTTACTGCACCGTTCAAACTCCACGCTCTTGATAAGTCCGCTAGGCAGAGTCACCACAAAGATGAGCATACTGTTTGCTACAAATCTATACATATCTTTTGTGTTTATGGGTGAAGGGATAGCGAGACCATTACAGCCTCAACTATCCCCGATTTTTGATATATGTTAGAAAACTATCAGCTCCCTTTTGCTTTGATTAAGCAGCCTCATGAATCTGCTCATCGGTCACACCGTCTTCGGTGAAGGTTGGACGAGATACACGTGCATGGGCATCAGGGAATGTCAGAACCCAGCAACTATACTCTTCCATCACCACACCTGCAGTGTTGCGAATCAGGAGATCCTTAGCGTTGAACTCGTTTCGTGACCATGTACCGAATACATATTTGTCAAGATAACGAGCATCCAGGCAGAAGGCTCTACCATCCATACCCCAGGAGTTAAAAGCATCATGGCGATAGATGAGAATCTTAGTTCCCATGCTCTCAAACTTCTCGAAGTCAAGTTTCCATCCCTGGTAGTCCTTTTCGGTCTGGGTAATGATACGCTTGTTAGAACGAAGATTAGCAAATGCCTGATAAATCAGGTTGTCAACGAAGAGCAACTTTGTACGGCTGGAGTTACCAGCACCCTTCAACATGGATGCAATAAACTGGGTCAACTCCTTCTCGCTAATCACATACTCATATACCTGCTTTACCTCTTCCTTTGTTCCAGAAGTCCCATCAGGTACGGTCACTTTTACGGTTACAGGAACAAGAGTACCATCAGCCTGCTTACGCATCTTTGGCTCCCAGTGTCCAATCTGCAAATCCTTACCTGCTTCCCAGAAGATGCCACCCATCGTGTAAACAAGACCTACATCCTTGCCACCATTCGACATAGAGCGATAACCAAACAGTCCGCTCAATTCCTGACCCTGTCGCATATCGTCCATAGCCATCTTCTCCTGGCGTGTGAAGTCCCACTGTACCTGGGTCTTGCTCATACGGTCGATAAGAGACTCCTCCACCTGCATGATGAATCGCTGGCAATACTGGAAGCTCTTATCAGGCATAGAGTAGTAGCTACCTGTCTCTACCTCTTTTTCACCAGCAGCTCGTCCCAGTCGCATTACAACAGTACCTACAGCAATATCCTCTGGAAGGTCTCTGTTTCCGCGTGCATTGTTCTTCTTACCGTTCAGCGCATAGCATGTAGGGTTTCCGTCATTGTCTACCTCAGTTACACGCAACTGCAAAGGAATCATTTCGCTTCGGTCAGTACCATTGTCCTTAAAGCCCAGATAGCTGTTCACCATGATAATGTCGCCTACACCGAATACGGTAGGGTTCTCCACCTTCAAGGTTACAGAACCACCATTTGTGGTTTTATTAACCTTTTCCGTCAATTTTGTTTTGATTGGTCGCTGACCGATGGAATAATACTCGATGCGGTTACTGTCCACAGGAGTCATTCGCTTCGAGGCTCGAAGAATCTGGTCGATTGGGCAACTCTCCAGCTTCATTTCCACCACGGTAGGGTTCACATGAGCCACATAGTAGTCCCAGTTGTTCATCTTCTCCTGCTGCTCTTGGCTACCACCCTGCCACTTTGGACCCGTGCCACCAACACCTGGCCCATCAGTTGGACCTGTAGGGCCACCGCCACCTTCACCTGCTGGAATATTAGGAGGAGTTTCTGCCATAGCATAAGAGCTGCCACCACTCAGGATCATGACGACAATCGCCATCATGAATCCAAACCATTTCTTAAACTGTTTCATAATCTGCTAATTTTTAAACTATTAATTATTAATTATAAATTCTTAATTGAAACCTACATGCCAACCATCTTGCTGTACACCTGTTCCGTCCGGCTCTTCTCCTTTGGAAGTGCAGGAGCACCACCGCCACCATTGATGTTGATGTTCCGCTTGCCACCCTGTTTTCCATCGTGAAGCTGCCTCTGCTGGTCTATTTTCTCGTTCTTGCCACGCTTATAGCCTCGCTCCTCAGCATCAGCAACAGCCTTGTCAAAGTCCTTGATCTGGAAGAGGCGCAAGAAGTCTGCCTTCTTCAAGTCATACCGGACAGCTCTCCATACGAATCCATCATCATCGTGGTCTTCGCCATCCTCGCTACGCTTGTACATCCATTCTATCAGGTCATTGATAGACTCAGGCTTAATCTTGGCTTCCTTCATGGCTTCATCAAGCTCCTTATCCTCTTGCTCCATGTTGGCTGCAAGTTTCTCCTTGCCCTTGGCTAGCTTCTCACTCGCATCGAGCTTTTCCTTCTCGCTAGCCTTCAAGCGTTTCCTTGCCTCCTCGTCACCATTGATAGCTTCGATGTAGTCCTGACCCAGCTCGTCTATCAGGTAGTCGATAAGGTTAAAGTCGCCACCATCAGCATTTTTCTTGGTCACAAGACCTGTCACCAACCCAGGAGCATGAGGATTTTCTTTCAGCATATTGTTGAAGTCGTCCATCTTTTTCTTGCTTTGGTCGTACTGGTCGTAATCGGTCGCAATTTGGTTAAAAACAGCCTCATCATCGTCCATATTTAGGTCGGGATAACGCTTCGCAAAACTCTCTCTGAAAGAATCTCGCTTCGATTTAACATTCTGATTATCAATCGTTTCTTTTGCCATAAACGTTCATTTTTAATATTTGTGTGCTAAATTAAGGAAAATTTCGCATTACTTTGTGATAAGTTCTGCATCTCGACGAATTAATTTTGTTGCATGAAACATCTAAATTCCATATCCGAAATTTACCTTAAAAGAGACCAGGAAATGTTTCTGCTCTTTCGGAAAGCCAAGAGGATGGTAGAATATCCTACCACCATGGCTAAGATATGCGATTACATCGCCCAGATGCCTGCCTCTTGTTATTATCTGGCTGATAGCACTGCCTATCGGTATATATGCAAACGCATTAAGGGCGAAAAACCAAAATTCGGCAAATATCAAGCCATGAAGGAAAAACTCTTCGAAGCCTTCTATCAGGACTTCCTGCGCCTCCGGCAGATGGATCAATACAAGAAATACAATACCAAGAATCTTGTGTATATATGCCTGGATCTCCCTGCGCCCAACTTGGGCATGGCTCCTCGCTACATACAGATGAAAATCAATCATTTCCGCAACAAGCAAACATCATTCATCACTCGATAAATCTTTTCTATTATGCGTACATTATATATAACACTCCTCATCATCCTCCTGATGGCCTTCATCATTCCGCTTCATGCCAACATGGCTGTATCGCCATCAACTCCAATATACTCACATTTCGTTTACATGTTCGGTCATGCCAACTTCATCCATTGGGCTGTCAATGCCTGGTGCTTGTTGATGGTGCATCGTCAGTTCAGCTTCCATCGTCTGCTGGCTTCGTGGCTGGCATCCGTGGCACTCTCCTTCCTCTATTATCCGTCCCTCCCGGTCTTGGGTGCATCGGTCATCATATCCTTCTTCATGGGCTTCACTGCTCCGTGGCTCTACCGTAGAAAGCGCCTAGCCTTCTGCCAGATGTTCCTCCTCCTGGTAATTGGTTGCCTCCTCCCTCATATAGCTGGCATCTACCACCTCATCCTCTTCGCCCTAGGCTTCATCTATGCCAAGGCAGAGAGATTCATCCACAGAGCCAACACCCTAAAAATATAGGAGGCAAATCATAAAGTTCAAAGCAAGAACAACATATCATAAAGTTCAAATCTCAAAGTTCAAAGTAAATAATGCCAGTAGCAAAGTCTTCATTAAAGGTACGACCTCAGCAGCAGATTTCCGATAAGAAGCTCAAAGAGCTTTTAGAGGAAGATAAGAGAAGGCTCACAAGCCTCCTCGCAAGCTATCGTCCCATTACTGGAGAGAATGCACCTGGTCTTCGATTCGAGTGTGTCATTGAGGATTTCTTGAAGGGCAAGAAACTTTGGCTTCCGGTAGAAATGTTGAAGGAAAAGAAGTTTTGCGCCATCATCAAATGCGGTTCTATCTCTGCCTTCTGCGAGAAGTACATGGCAGACCTGGATCAAGAAAAGGCTCGCGATGCAGTATTCCGCTATCTCATCCGTCTGCGCTGTAAGCACGATTTTTATTTCTTCGCCTACGCCTATGCCCGAATCAAGAATAAGGATGGTGGCGATGATATACCTTTCCTTCTCAACCATGCACAGATAGGTCTCACCAAGGATTTCGAACGGCAACGCCTTCATGGTGAGCTGCACAGTATCTTGATTATCCTCTTGAAGTGTCGCCAATGGGGTGGTTCAACTGATACAGAGGTTTACATGTTCTGGATTCAGATGTTCTGGAAGACCAACTGGAATAGCAACATCATCGGTCACCAGTCTTCATCTGCTACCCAGGTGTTCGATATGTACGAGAAATTGGCAAATGCCATCCCTACATGGCTCTACTATGAGATTGGAGAGACATTCAAGGAAGACTCTCGCAAACTCCGCACATCAAGCACTCAGAACAATATCAAGTACCTCATCCCTCGCTCCTGCAAGATACAGACAGGTTCGGCTCGTAACCCTGAGTCCTGCCGTTCTGCCGATGCAGCTATGGCTCACATCACCGAGGAAGCCTTTTTCCCTAACACTACAGAGTGGACTCCACAGAAGGTTGTCAATGCCGCAATCTCGCCTATCAATGTTACGAGACCTTACACCTTCATCGTGCGAGAGTCAACCCCTAACGGTCGTGAGAATGAGTTTCATGATGAATGGGTGCGTGCCAACTCTTTCGACAAGGACGGCAATCGCCTTTCCATCTATACCCCTTACTTCGTTCCATGGTTCGACATCGAGAAGTATATCCTTCCTTTCAAGTCTGAGCAAGAAAAGATTGATTTCGTTCTTTGGCTCTACAAGAATCGTGAGGATGAGCAATATCATGGCTCTTACTTCTGGTGGCTTTGGGAAATCAAGGGTGCAACCCTCGAAGGCATCCATTGGTATGTGAATGAGTGCAAGAAGTACAGCGACTTGGATGGTATGCGCCAAGAGTACCCTTCCGATGACGTGGAAGCCTTCCTCTTCTCCGGCACTACCGTCTTCGACCCTTACAAGTTGAAGGAGATGGAAGAGGACTGCAAGGGCATCGAGCCTATCATGGTCGGCGACATCGAGGGCGATTCCTACGATGCAGCCGACCCTGCTTGCATGAACAACATCCGTTTCGTAGAGCGTGCTGGTGGACCTCTCAAAGTTTGGGCTGGACCCGATAACTCCGAGATTGTCAAGCACCGTTACGTTGTAGCCTGCGATATTGGTGGTTCACATAAAACCTCCGACTTCTCCGACATCGTGGTGCTCGACCGCTACGATGAAATCTATGGTGGTGTTCCCGAGATTGTAGCCGAATGGCATGGGCACTGCGATGCCGACCAACTCGCCATGCGTTGCGCCCAGATTGCTCATTTCTTTAATGATGCCTTCCTGGTTATCGAGAACAATACCGCTTACTCTCGTATGAACAATACAGAGGGAAACCAGTCTGAGCTGTTCTTCCCCATCCTCATCCCTCTCTACAGTAATCTGTATAGTGCTTCTCAGTCCAAGTTGAAGAAGGTGAAGAACATAGAGATGAAATGGGGATTCAATACTAACAAGGCTACCAAGGTGGCAGTAGTGAAGACCATGGCACGCATCATCCGAGACGGTGGCTATATGGAGCGAGAACTTGCAGCCATTGATGAATGCACCTACTTCCTCTATTACAAGCAGAACGACTGCTACGGTGCCATTGCAGGCAAGCACGATGACCGTGTGATGGCTAGAGCCATCGCCCTCTACGTAGAAAAGGACATGCCAGCCCCAGAAATCATCCCATTCCGTTCTAAGTCCGACATAGAGCGAGAACGCCTCCGCAACCGCCCTCCAGTAGTAGCAGAGTTAGCCGGAATAGGTGGCAGTTAAATAGGTAGCAGCTAAGATAGGTTTCCCCTCAGGTCTCCCGGCTCTCTAAGGCTAGCCCGGTGTCCCCCTCAGGTCTCCGTCCCTCTCTAGCCTCCGTTCCAGGCGATTCCATCGCCTGGTCCCAATAAGTAAGTAACAATTAAAAATCAAGAAAAAATGAAAAAAGTTTATCAAAATCATCTTCGCAAGATGCTGATAGCCATCTACCAGCCAGTAATCACTCGTATCGAGCTTTTCCGCTCAACTCGCATGTGGCAGAAAGGCGTAAAAGCCACCCTAGCCAAGTACCAGGAAGGAGGCGCTCCACGCTTCTACATGCTCTACGACCAGTCCCACAAGGATTGGGCTATCATGACCTACGACCCCAACCGCAAGCAGCTCCTTGCCTACCGTCGCCTAGTCCAGCTCGGTAAATGGAAGGCAACACGCTACTTCCATAACGTGGAAGACATCAAGGATGCCTCCTACTACTACACCCCATCCAAGTGGGGAGCAATCGGCTGCGATGCCGACAACAAGGTCAGAGCAAAGAAATTGAAGCAATGGCAAGAGTATTACATGTATCGTGTTTCCGTCCCGATGGAAAAGCTACGCTCCTACAAGAAGAAACATGGAATCTCTTAAGCCCACACAAAAAAAGGAAGAGAAAGCCATCACGGTTTCCTCTTCCTCAACCTTTTTACCTTTAAACTAAAAAACTTAAAGTCTATATACAACGTTATCATTTTTATGTAGCTGTAGATGCCGATGGCAAAGCAGCCAAATCATTTGTACCACCGTTTCCATCTTTCAGATGTGCTGCTGGCGTACCAGTCTGCTGTTGCCCTGCTCCAGCAATAGGCATTTCGCCATTCGCTTGCTGCTGCGCTTGCATGGCTTGTAGCTTCTCCAACTGTTCCTTGAAGTACTTCTTCATTCTGCTCGTACCAGGGAATTGCCCTACCGTAAGCATCGTATATGGGTCCATCTTACCGCTGGTCATGAAGTTCCAAGCCATATCGTTGTTCGTGGCTCTGATGATTGGGCTGTAAGCATCCAGGTCGATGGCTACGTCCAGATCCATATCCCTCATGGTCTCAGAATTGAAGTGAATTTCAAATTCATCACCTGTCAGTTTAACGCTGTCAGCATCGGTACAAAATTCCTGTATCAAGTACAGCTTCTTCTTGGCCACACGTACCTTAAAGTTGTTGAAACTCTCAACAAAGTCCTGTATGGTGGTAGATGATGATTCTCTTTCCAACTGATATTGCTTACCGCTGGTATTCCGGTGCTGTCCTTGAAGAGCACCCTGCACACCACTTCCCTCGCTTGCCATCGTCTTGGCAAAGTTCACCATGAAGTCAACACCTGCCGGAATACTCTTGTTGACCAGTGTCTGAGGTGGTTTACCTCCATTCTTCGAGTTCCACAAGATAATACTATCTGTTTTGGTATAGTTCACCTGCATTTCATCGAGGCTCTGTTTCTCGCTCAATGCGTTCTCGTCCACAAGCATCGTTCCCTTGGCACCATTCGCTACAATGAAGTTGATCATCATCATATAATGGTTCAAGGTGCGCTGGTTGTTTTCGGCTCGCATCGTAAAACTTCTTACCTCGCCATTCAAGCATGGATAGGCAACGAAGGTGTATGGATGGATAGAGGTTCTGAATCCGTCCCTGAGCACATAGTATGGTGATTCCCTGGCATCCAGCAGATAGCCATTCGGTGTGATATATCTTCTGAACCAGTAGGTTTCAGCCTCATCCTTAATTTCGATGGTCTTAAGTTCAGAAGGGTCTACATAGTAGATAGACTCACCATTCTCATCGAGCATAGGTAGGCCATTCTCATCTTTCATGATGTTGGATTCCTCTATCTTGCGTTTCTTCTCCTCATAGAATGCGCGCTGGTCAGGAGAGGCATATCCGCAATCTCCACTCTCCCAGTCATGTACCCAAATGGCTGGTCTGGTTTCTTTTGTCCAGATTTCCAATACCCGGTACTTGCCTACTACTGAAGAATGGGTGAAATCATCTATTCCGGCATACTGGGCTTCACCAGTCGGGTGATAAGTCTGTTCGGGCGCAAAATGGTGCTGCGTCTGTAGATAGATCTCACTGAGTTTATTAACCTCTTCCTTGCTTCCATTTGTAAAGGTAGCAATAATCTCTCGCCAAGTCAAATCATGAGCCTCAGCAATAAATTCCACATCGCTCAGGTCATACTTAAAGAAAGGTGGTAAAGCTAGCTTAAAGATGTCTACAGAATAGTCAAAGATGCCATTCTTACCATCCCTCCTGCCATAATAGGTTTTCATGCCTATAAAGGCAAAGCAGCAGAAGGCGTAAAACATTCTTGCATCTAACTCTTGCCTGTCGTTCAAGTTGTCGTTCTGACGAAGGTATTCGTTAAAGAAGCTGATGTAGTCTTCCTCGTTTGGATCCACGGCACTACATGTAGCAGTACTGCGCTGCTGGCGCACAAGACCAACGAGCGAAAGAAGTTTGTCTCCGATTACATCGTATTCCAGTATTGGCATACCTTTCAGTTCCATATACTGCCGGATGGTAATCTTTCTTCCGTTCCATTCTATCAGCTCTTCCAACTGTCTTCCCATCACGAAGTCCTGTGCTCGCTTCCACTTCTTTCTCAGCTCTGCGCCATCATAGAAGTATTGGCAAGCCCATTCTATCAGCCGAAGGTTGCTGTCTGTCTGGGCAAACCGCTCCCGGCTCACTCCCTCCAGGGAGTCAGGTCCAGGTTCGGCATAGTTCGAAATATCATTTATAACACGATTATCTGGCATAATTCTTAATTTTTCGTCAAAAATACCGCCTTTTTTCCCATTCTTAGTGATAAGTTGCGCAACTTAACATTACTTTCTCATATTTTACCCTTATTTTTGTTCCGCATTTCATTTAAAACGTTTTAAATCATGGGTAAATCAATCAATGTACATGAAGCCTGCGTCATTACTAAAGATGATAAAGGCAACTTGTCTCTGGTAGGAAAGGCAAAAGAAGCCCTTACCTCCTTAGATAAGCACAAGGTTGCTATCCACATCAAACTCTGCGATAGCAAAAAAGATGATGTAGAAAAGTTCCTTCAGGAAAATAATGTTCCTTTTACCTCTATCACCGCAAAGGGGGAATCCCCAGAAGGTAAAGATGAAAAGGGCGAGAAGAAGAATGATTCTACAGTTACCGTTGTTCCTAGATCCAAGTTTGTCACGCTCGATGGCGATTGGTCCTGGTGTTTGGATAGCATCGTCCAACGGCTCTGGGGCGAAAAAAAGAAGGAGAATCCGAAGAGTGAGCAGCAGCGCATGGATGACAGCATGGCTGATTACATACGCTGGGCATCACCAAAGAAAAAGGAACCAGAGAATGCATCTGGTACTTCTCTCGGATAACATCGCTCCAACATCTTCAATTTTCAAAATACGATCTTGATCTTTTTAAAAAAAATAAAATTTATTTGGAATTTAGAATTTTACGACTATCAAAAAGGGACTCGCTGTGAAGCAAGTCCCTTTTTCTGTTTGTAGAAATATAGAACATTTCCTAAAGTGAAGTAGCCCGAAGGCTACTCCATTCCGTTTAGCTTTTCAAGCAGCTCCTTTCTGGTATTCCGAATCTCTACCAGTTTGGCAGCATCGTTTGTACCATCCATTTGCTTCTTAGCTTTATTCATCTTCCTTCTTGCAGCAGAGATAGCCTTTCTAACCGCAAACAGTCGCTTGTTGGTCTTGCTGTTCTTAAAGGCATTTGCCTTCGCCTTATCAACATCCTTCAAGCGCTGATACTCCTGATAAGTCTCCATGGTTCCGTTCCAGACGTTCTGTATTCTCCAGTCCTCCGTCACGTCCTCTGCCTTAGCCTTCATCAGGTACTTGCTTTCAGCCTTCTCCATTTCCTTCAAGTCTTCATCACCATTCAGATAGCCCTGCACCATGTCCAGAGCCTCCTTCTGGGTGAAAGCCTTGTAATCACTCTGCGAGAGGAATTTCTTCATCTTCTGGCGCATCTTCTTCTTTTCCGTGATACTCTTGGCAGCATCAAAGCGCTGGCAAGCCACATGCAGCGAAGTCACTCCATCGCTCATTTCGGATGCTTCCAAAGCCTTCACTGAAGAAATCGCAGCTTTCAACTGTACTTCCGGATCAATACCATTTTGTACACAAGCGTTGTAAGTCATGGCTAATCCTTGTTTGTCCTCTGACATGATGAAGGTTTTGAAGTAATCTTGTGCCTTATATCTGGAGAATCCCTTGGAAGAAGGGAACACCAAATCAAGCATCTTAAACTCCTTATCCTTTTGAGTTGGAACGGCAAACGGAACATAGTAAGACCCAAGTTTTGGTATCAACCCAAGGTTCTCACCATACTTTCTCTGCATTTCCTTATCACCATAATCAGGTGACAAATACCATTTATAAGTATCTATCATTCCTCTTAATAACGGACTAGCCTTTCCGTACATGCGTCTAACCATAGGTCCAGGAATAGCAAAGTTATCTTTGGCATCAAAGAACAACTCTGGTATCTCCCTGAATTGCTTGCCATGACGGATATACATTTCTGTTCCATCAGCATAGCGACCCATAAAGATTTTGCTCTGTTGCCCAAGGCTATTGCCACGCATCAAGTAGTCGTACCAGTGCATACCATTAGGATATGCTAATTCGTAAGGACTCTTGTAGCTAGGATTGGTCTTACGTATCTCATCAGCCTTCTCCTTCTGCTTTTCTTCGTCCCATGCACGCATTGCTGCATTAACCAATTGAGATAAACCTTCATATCCAATCATGAAACCGATACCATAGCAAAGGAGACCTGATTTTGAACGTGACAATCTCAGATAGTCTTCTTTTGTCATTTCACCTCTACCAAGAACATGCTTGTAATATTCCATGAAGTTCTTGATACTTGCCTCATTCCAAATTGAACCATAGCCGAAGATAGACAATGCATGTCTAGTTGTTGAGATAAGCCAGTCCTTTGACAAGAAGATGAAATCAAGAATTGTTTGCATCTTTTTGGAAAGACCAAGCACATCGAAGTGCTGACCTCCAAACATATCATTCACGAATTGACCATCTTCATCCAATGCCTTATTCAGCATATCTTCATCCCAATTCAATTTCTTGGCCCTTTCCCTTGTACGCTCGGCACGTAGCTGATAAGTTGCCAATTTCAAACCATCATGCAGATAACTCCATAGAGCTACATCAAGTCCCTTCTGAGACATCTTTAACAACTCCGTTGCCACCTCCAATGGGAAGGAAACGGAAGAACCTGCCTTCATAGCCACATTTCCCTCCACTAACTTGGAATGAAGTCTTGCCACATAAGAATGCACCTTTTCATAGAGGTTTTCTATATCGGCTGTTGCATAGTCAGAAGCAGAGCCGAACTTTACCAAATGTTTTGCAGCCTCCTTGAATACCTCTGGATTAGCAAAGGTAGGGAGTTGATGATTTTTGGCTGTATCAGCAATGAGATACTTCATAAAGTAAGCCATAGCTTTTGCAGGTCCAAATTCAGCAGAATTTTGAACAGCATACACCTCGGTCAAAGCTCCAGCATGGAATCCAGAGAATCCAAGTTCCAAGGTCTTTGCTATACTCATGGCATTTTTGATACCTTTCAATACTTTTGGTAGTTTTACGGTGCCAAATGCGGCATTAAACCAATCCTCGGCAGATTTGTTGAATATCTTACCTTGGTTGTAAACCCAGACGGTATTAATACCTGGAACAACATAAGGTGTATATTTGTTCTCATCTACCATCATCTCTTTTGGCTGAATACTAGACAATAATGGCATGCTACTGGTTATCTCACCATCCTTGTTGCGTTCTATCACATTGATTCCACTCAATTCTTGAAGGAACGTTTTGTTTGCGAATGCCTCAATGTTACTTTGGCTGTAATATGCCAACAAGTCTGTTATATCAGTTGTCTTAGGCACAAGTCCTGCATCAACACCTTCCATATAAGTACTTACCTTTCGAGGCTTTTCATTAGGACTCTTTGTGCGCTGTCTGCCTTCCACCAAATCAGCATAAGCCTTATCATCGCTTTTTTCCTTGTCCCAACGATGGTTTACATAGTCTTTAGTATAGCCTATGTCCTCTCTTACAGTATGACTATCTTTCAACCAAGTGAACGTCTTATCATACCATTCTCTGATTTTGTCAAGGAGAGATTGCATTTCTTCACTCAGATTCTTATACTCAATACCTTTTGGAACAATACGCTTCAATACAACTGGTAATACATGCTCGGCTAAGATGTCCGTACCATCTACAGGCACGAAACCTTCCTCTCCAACATGATTGTCGTTGATTGCTTTAGCCATTTTACTTGCGACTTCTGCCATAGAAGGAACATCGTCATAAACAATAGTTTCCTTGCCATTCTTTTCTACCTTATGATTCTTTGAAGCTAGATCCCTCAACTCTTCTGTAAATGGTTGAATAGCATCAATATCCTTTGCGGTCACATGAATATGTCCGTTTTCAAAAGCACCGGCCGCATTCATCTCATCTGCAATATCACGCATTCTTCTAGGAGCCTCTATAATATAAGGTATAGCCTCAGCCATTTTCTTTGCCTGAGTTTTAGGAGTTTTGCCAGTTACAGTTTCTTTAACGACATCAGCAATGGCATCAGCCTTTCTGCCAAGATAGCTAGCATTTGCCATCTTGTTAAGTTCTTGCTTGACACTATTGATAAATATGGCATCATCTGCAGATGCACTCTCTATATTCTTTCTACGATAGATAACTGCATCATGTACGCTACGAGCTGCCCCTTCCTTGCTCACATCGCTACTGGTCACCTCTGCCAAGTCTTGCATTATCTGCTGGTCTAAAGCAGCAGCTTCCGGAGAAGTTTCAGCTGGATGCAAAAGCCTACCATTCATTAAGTCTTGCTCAGAATATATCTTACCCTCATACAAGTCAAGGTCTGCATTGTTCTGCTCGATCAGTTCATGTTTAGCCAACCAGTCCTCATATTTACGTTTTACTTCCTCCTGTTTTTTCTTTTCGAAGTCAAACATATCAGGCATTGGGTTCTCCTTGTCGGCCATAGCATCGTTCCACTTCTCCCATTCCTTGTAACGAGAGAAAAACGCCTCGTCCGTCTCGCCTTCCTTGCGTTCCGGCTTAATCGGCATTTCGTCACCCTGCAGATGATGGCTGTCACGCCATTCTTTGTTAAGGCGTTCCCATTCCTTCTTGCCCTCGGCATCCTTGTCGAAGTCATAGAACATAGGTGGCTCTGGGTCGTTCTCGTCCTCTCTGGCTTCCTTCCATCGCTCCCATTCCCTCACACGCTTTATGAATTGGATGGCACTTTCGCCCTTCTTCTGTCTTGGCTTACCCTTACCAGCGCCATCAGATAGCGCATCCTTGATTTCAGCATTGCTAGCCTGCTTCATCATGGCTTCCTGCTTCTCCTTAGGCATATTGTCCCATACATGGAGAGCCTTGCCAGCCTTCATCAGGTAGTATCTCAAATCCTTGTCATTGAGAAGTCCCGGCACACGAATACCCAGCTTCTTCAATACCTTGATAAGATAATGCTTGATCTTGATCCAAAGAGAAAAATCCTCAGCAGTCTTAGGACCCTCCTCAGCCAAATGAGCGATATACTCCTGCGTTCCCACATTCATGCGGTCAGGGTTCTTCCAGTCCGGATCATATTTATTGGCAATCTCCAGAATCTTGCCGCGAGTGCTTGCTGCGACAGAATTATAAACGAAATTAGCGAATTTTCTCACCTCATCTTCGCCACCCAGCAGCACTTCCATACCCTCATGCCCTATCTTTTCATGAAGCACCGTTCTCTCCGCCTCGCTCGCATCAGCACAGTTAGGCAGATAAACATGCACCGTATGAGTCTCCGGATCATACCATCCGGTAGCCCCATTCTTCACTTCACTCAGATAAGCATCCGGAACCTCATCCACAGAAGTGTAAACCGTAGCCTCAGCACCACCCAGTTTGTTGGCAGTGTTCACCACCTGGTCACTCACCTTCTTCTGCTTATCAGCATCCCAGTCATTCTTGAAGATAGATTTTCCAAGTCGTGCCAGCACATTTCTGCCCGATAAGTCATCCTTATTCAGCAGAGGAGCAATCACACCCTGGGTCAACTGCACCGGAATACCATTGCCAATGATGGTATGTGCCAAAGATTCCGTCTTAGGCAGCAGATAGTCATCACCAAGTCCGGTAATTCTCGCCAGCACCCTGCCATCAGCACGCAACACCTTTCCACCCGGCATGATGATCACGTCACCACTCTTGGTTCTCAGCGTTGGCAGAATCTCATCCCCATAGGCATGAGGAATCTTTCCGTCTGCATAGGCACTGCCCATCACGTAAAGAGGCTTCTCCACCTTCTGCCAGTCGATTCCGTCAGCCTTCAATCTAGCATCCATCCATGGAGCCACACCGCTTTCCTTCACCGTCAGAGTAGGAAGAATATCCTCCACAGCCTCTAACCATCCACCCTTGCGTGGTTGCTTTTTAGGCTTCTCCGGCAGTTCTCCGTCCTTCACGGCTCTCACTATCAGTCGCTCCCTATTGGTATAGCCACCAAAATCTGCGGCATTATATACGTCAGCATCCCATGTGTAGCCGTTCTTATCCAGTGCCTGGGTGATAATCTTCATCGCCTCAGAGTCCTTGTAACCCTTGACGTTCTCGATAGTCACCACTCGCGGCTTCACGGCATCAATGAAGTCGGCAGTACTCTTGGCAGTCTCCTTGTCAAGCTCCACCTCTCCACTATTACTTTTAGCCTGCGAGTAGTTTTTGCATACAGGCGAAGCATGGAAATACTCTACCTCACCATCAATATGCTTCACTAGTTCCTTCGGATCCACGTCTCTCACGTCAGCCGTAACAATATGCTGCCCGAAGTTATTGCGATATACACCGCTTATCTTCCGGTCATATTCCACGGCCACTACAGGGTCAATAATGCCCTTCAAACCCTCTTCTACCAGTCCACCACCGCTAAAGTAGGTACCAGCCTTCATCAGCGAATCAGGGTGCTTCTTCAACTTCTGCTCCACGATAGGCGATTGCGCATTTTTACCATACACTTTGGAATAATGCACACCATCATTCTCGCCTCCTACAATTCTTCCTCTGTTATCGGTCTCCACAAACGGCACACCTCGTTTCTCTAACTCTTTTCTCAGACTTGGAGTAACCACATTCGAAGGCATAGTGATATTCTTGCCCTTGAACATATCATTGACGATAACATCAGCCACCTCGCTGTCAGGCACAATACGCACAGGCTTATCCCAACGAGAAAGCACCACCTTGCGCTTGCCTGTCAGCTGTCCTTGGATGATACCTGCCTTCCACTCTACTTCACCCACGGCATCCTTGGCTTTATCAGCCTTGTAGCCACTGGTCAGCTCGCTCTTTGGCACCTCAACCTCTACGGTTACGATATTAGGGCGATTCTGAGCCTCGCTAAACTGGTCATTCAGTGGAGTGCGAGAAGTATGAAGGTAAGGATTGTAAGCTGCCTTAAGCGACTTACCATTGCCCTTGTTAAGAGTAAACATACCCTTATCATCAGCAAGCTCTGGTCGCTCGTCAGCCTGTTCCCACTTACCGAGTTCGATAGGTTCCACAAACTTGCCCTTCACCTTTGCAGCCATCGGTGGATAGAGTTTTCCATCCTCGCCTACCTGCATGGCACGATAAACCTTCACCGTATCTTCCTTATCCAGCTTCTTGATGGTCTCAGGGTCTTTCACGATGCTATAGCTAGCATCATTCCCATTCATCACGATCTGCTCGTCACGGTTCACGTCCTCAGTCTCCTCAGCCAATGAGTTTCTGCGCTCCTCATCAGTCATACCCAATCGATTCTGCACATTTCTCGATTCTACCTCACCTGCCAACTTTAGGTATTCTTTGTAAGAATCAAAGTCAGAGCGTGTACTTTCATTCAGGCGAAAACGTTTGATGGCATCATCCATACTTCTATCTGCATAGCCACGTGCAAAGTAATTGAAACCCTTAATACGTGTTTCTTTATCAGGAAGTTCATCAGACATATCTAAATCCTTATATTCCTCAACAAGGGCTTTTTCAACCTCCGATTGATTATACTCACCTCCCATTTCCTTGGCCTTTTCTTCCAATTCATGAGCATAAGCACGTGCCTTCCACTCGTCTTGCGCTGCCTTAAATTCTTTTTCCATTTGTTCAGGTGATCCACCTTTGCCAAAGCCCTCTATATACTGGATAGCATGCTGAATCTCGTGATTCAAAATACTATTCATATATTTCAGTTCGTCAGCATGAATGGTAATGGTGTTGGTCTTTGCATTATATACACCATTTGAAGGCATATCGTTCATAATGGCATCCGTATCAATACGCACATCCTTCAACTGAGGATAAGCCTCAAAGAGTCCATGCGCATCAATGACATCAGTAAGTTTACCACCATTCCAAAGCATATCGTCATCAAAACGCTTAACAATATTACCACCGCCAATATCCTTCATATCCTTGATCTTGGCATCTGGCATTTCGTATCTCCATCTACCATCGGCACCACGCTCCCATCCGGTAGCCAGCTTGATAGCCTTGGCATCCTTCTTGCCTCGCTCCATCTTCTCTGCCACCTTCAAGTTATCCATGCGATAGGTCTTTTCCTCAGCCTTGTCAGCCTCAGCCGCACCCTTCTCGCCAGCAAACATAAATCGAATATCGTTCTTGCGAGAATTGAAACGCTTAGAAGGAGGGATAACGTCACCCTTATCATCATAGGTAACAAGGTCGTTCAACTTTCTGTTATTCTTGGCATTCTTGTATTTATACTCCTTGCCATCATCAAAGCCGAACTCGTTAGCATCATTGCCATCCCACCACAGTTGATTTGCAGGCACTTCATCCTCGATGATACGATATTTGCCTTCCAGTCGATTATTTCCATGAATATCGGCATATTTTTTAGAAGGAGTAACCCAGTCACCATTACGCAACTTGCCTTCCTTCACCGAAGTAGGAACGGCACGATAAACCTTTACCTTAACATCCTTCTCGCCATTCTTAATGGCATCAATAGCCGTATTGATGGCTTTCACAGATTCCAATCCATGAGGAGTGTTCTGCGAATAACGCTCAGGGTGAGAAAAGTAATCATCCGGCTGAGGAGTGTAACCCAAAGCCATATCCTCCAGGTTTACATCTGAGCCACTGGATTCCCAATCGTCACGTCTCGCCTTGTCACTTTCATATCCAGGGTTTCCCGGTGCAGCCCACGCGCCTACACCTTGGTATGCACTTTCGGTATCATCATAGCCCTTGCGTCTGGCAGCCTCATCAAGCATTTCCCTGGCTGTAGCATCATCACCCTTGGCAAGAGCATCCATATACTGCTTGTCAAGTTGATCATCAGGAATCACAGAAAGTTCCTCCAAGTGCTTTTGGCGCTTGGCTTCCTCTTCCTCAGCTCTCTTTCTAGCGGCTTCCATGGCGTTACGCTGCGCCTCCACCTGCTTCACGCGCTCCTCTATCATGGCATCAACGTCACCAAAGTTCTCCTTCAAGGCTTCATTTACAGGCTTAGTGTACTTAAGAAGTTCCTTTAAAGAGGAAATCTTATCTTCATTTGCCTGCAACAGATGGCGTTTGATATTGGCTCTGGCACGTGCAGCCTCAGCAGTAGAACCCTTCTTAATAGCATTGGCATACATCGCCACATCTGCCTCATCTACACCAAATTGCCGAGATACAGCCTTTATTTTATCCTCCACAGATAAATTTCCACCATTTCCCTTGGCAGTTTCGATATTATTTCTTATCTTTGCATCGCTATGAGGATTCAGGACGCTATCCTTTCCGCTTGGGTTATTTGCGGATGGAGTTAATGCCGAACCTTGATTCTCGCCCAAGGAATTAGAATCGCCTCTGAAACGATTCCATAGCACTTTTGATTCCGTCAATTCTTTCACAACTTTCGAAGGATCTATTTGATGTGCGCTAATCGCCACTTCCTCTTCACCCTGCTTTACTGTTATGGATTCATAGTTCAGAATCTTGTTTCCATCAGCCTTTTTAAAGGATTTGATGAACAGATATTTAGTCTGTCGTTCCGCACCTTCTTTTGGTGCAGACTTCTCCAAGATAACGTCAGGACGCTCCAAGGTAGGCTTCAACAGACCAAATCTTTTGATTCGGTCGTTTCTTCCTGCCTTCTTATATTGGTTTTCACCAAGTTTGATACTTCCAATAGGAGTAGTAACACGGCTATTCTTGCCAAATTCTTTCAGCCAGTTCTCTTCCGTATGCTCTAGAATCCGTTCTTGCTCAGCATTATCTGCCATCTGTTTACGCAAGGAAACGGCTTCATCCTTAGTCATACGAGATTTCACGTTACGTGGATCCACTCCCTGTGCCAAGTCTCTCAGCACAAGATTACGAATATCCTCCAAGGTCATTTTCTTAATGTCCTCAGGCTTCCACTTCGTAAATGTTTCAAGAGTCCAATACCAGAACTTCTTCAACCAATTCTTTAATCGGTTGATGATAGTAAGCTCTTTAGCAGTGTCTAACGGATTCTCCTTAATGGCATCATTTGCCATCTGTTCCAGGATGGCAGCACCGTCCTCACCAGTCAAACGAGCAAAAGCCTCATCGCAAATCTCATCATCGCTCAGATGCTTATAGTTAGGGTCCTCCTTCAAATCAGCAAACAGTTGTGTCTGCTTGATCAGCTCATCGCCATGTGCAATAAGATCCGGATTCATTTCCTTGGCAGCAGTGCGCCAAAGATGCTGGTACTCATGGATAGGAGTATTAGGATTCAGATGCTCCTGGTTCAGCACTATCTCCTTGCCATCAGTGTAGCCATAAACCACACCCTTGCCCTTCAAATACTGCACTCCCGGCTCAGCAATAGCCTTCAACTGTCTATCCAAATCCTTATATTTAGCAAACAAGGAATCAAGTTTATCTTGATATTTTTCAAAGGATTTATTCCTACAATCATTCCAAACATCATCAGGAATATCGTTTTCAGAATCCAGTCCATGCTCATCCATGTACTCCTTCATCAACTGAATTTGATAATTATTACGTTCCTGCCCAGTTGAGTTATAAGCATCCTCAGTCTCCTTAATCTGCTTTTTCAACTCATTCTTCTTACGAGTCTGTTCATCTATCTTATATGGATCAAACTCCGAAGGGAATGAGCCAGTAAGCCCAGCCACATTGTCCTCAAAACTCTTATCAAGATTGAAAACCTTGTAGTTACCCCACATAAGTTTATTATAGTAAGAACGCTCCTTTCTAGCCAGTTCCTGCTTCTCAAAGTATTCCGGCATCTTAATCGGATTGCTCATATCCACCACGGCATACTGCTTCCACTTATCCGGGCGCAACTTCTTGGCAAAGTTATAAGCATTCTCGGCAGCCTGCTTCTCCTCCGGTGTCTTGATCTTAAATCTCATTTCAGGCTGATTCAGCAGCATGGCAAGATTCAGATTATCCTGCGCCTCAGCCACCTTCTCCATATCCTCATTGCTAACAACCTTCACCGGGATGCCAGCCTTCTTAAGCATAGTAGATACGGCATCATAAGCCACCTTCTGTGCCTCCGTCATTTCCGAAGGCTTCACCTCCTTCACATCGCGATCAAATTTCGCCTGTTCCTTCTGCACCATAGCATAGTCTGCAAAAGGCTTAGTCTTGCGGTCAGAAGACTCCAGCCACTTGTCAAAAGTAGCCTTAGGCACAGAAGTAACATTACCAAGTCCCTTCCAGTCCTTGGAGTAGTTGGCAAGATAAGCCTCTGTAGCAGCCTCCTCAGAAGGATAGCCATACATCACCTTATGCTCATCGAACTCACCAGTCTCTGGGTTCACCTGGTCAACAACATAAACGTTACCATCAAAAGTATCAAGGTCAGCGGAATCATTGATGAACATATCAATATGGTCACCATCAACGCCAATTTTACCAAGAATATAGCCGTAAGTATCGTGCATGGTCACGCTCCAAGGCTTGCCCTGCTCGTCCTTACCGCTGCGAGTCACGCCCTTTGGTGTTTCTACGGTATAATCGTAGCCACCAAAGGACAAATGACCCTTTTTGTAATTGCCAGCCTTCTTCTGAGCCTCAGTAGGTTCGGTCTCAGTTTCGGCAATGGCACTCTTTAAACGTTCTCCGAAGGATGCTTCTTGCGGTAGATGTGAGCCTCGAACAGCTGAGCCTTCGCCAGGTTCCATGCTGCCAGTCTCTTGTCGTCCTTTGCGTCCGCTATCAGAGCCTTCTCCAATCTCGGACTCAGAAGATGCTTCTCCGTTACCAACTTCTTCGCCTTGGCTATTTCCTTCATCAACTCCTCTCCGTGAAGAGTCGCTACCCAGGCTACTGCCTCCTCCATATCCTTCTTCATTGCTTCTGTCATCATAATCAGCTAATTCTGGTAAAATTGATTTGACATATTGTTTGTACTCTCGTTCACGATCCTCAATCTCCATCATACGGTCAAATTCAAGTCCATTGATGTGATCAAGTTCGCTTTCAGATGGCAAAGATAACTCTTTTTCGTGAATATACGATTTATATTTCTCAATTTCTGCCTGTCTTTCGATAATTTCACGCTCTTTCTGTGCCTCATAATACTCTTCCTCGCTTGCAAGTTCATCTTCTGCAGCTGCTATGCGGTTCATCAGAGCCACATTTTTCATTTCCTTCACGCTGTCATAAGACTTGAACATATCAAGAAGGGTATTACGAACATCCTGGTCGGTATATCCCATATCCTGCAAGTTTACAGGAAGGTCATTATATACCTTCACAGCAAATTCATTAACCGACATACCAGTTCCTTTCTTGGCAATAAGATAATTGAACTTATTAGAATCATACCCCTTGCCAATACCAAACTTAAAATTACTCTTGCCCAACTCATATTGAAGAGATTCCGGATTCAAGCTATGAGGACTCAAAAATTCTGATACAGCCTCTTCAAGAGTCTGAGGAGTAAAGTCCGTAACATCAACAGAGGCATCCTTGTATATCTTTATTATTGCTCCAAGGTCATTCTTCTTGATAGCATCAGACACAAGAACCTTACGATGCTCAGAAGGGGTCATCATACCCAGTTCTTCCATTTCCTGCTGGCTAATTTCTGTTTTATAAAGTTTGCTGAGTTTATTAGCTTGTGCCTTCAAACCCTTTGCTGCAACAGATAAATTAGTCTGCAGAGCCTCCAGCTGAGCCTTTGTAGTATTCAATTCCATAAGTTGGTTAGGCTCCAGCTCTGTTTCGCCATTGATATACTGATCCAGCATATCATTCACACCATTTATCTTGCGTTCCACATCCTCCTGGGTATGATAGATGTCCTTGCGCTGAGAGGTAATATAGTCGGTAGCCTCATCCATAGTTGGATATTGCTTCTTCAATTCCTTATCATCAAGTACGAGCACATGGAAATCATCAGATGGCACGATGGCAGTTTCATCAACACCAGCCTTCTCCACCTCAGCCTTGCGCTCCTCCGTCATTGCTTTCACCTCATCAGGAGTCATCACGCTGTTGCGGATAGTATTCCAGTTCTTGAAACGAGCATCAAGATCAGCAATCTGTTCATTAGCCAGACTCAACTCATCCTCCACCTTCTTAGCCTTTTCCGGGTCAAGATCGGCATTTGTATCAAGCCAGTTCTGATATTCAGCAGCAGCCTTCCTCTTGTTGGCAAGTTGAGTCTTGATGTCATCACGGCTGCCATTAACCAGATTCAAAAGTTTGCCATGGTCTTCACCATACTGCTCCTGCAAATATTCAGCAGCCACCTTTGCGTCTGTATCTTTTGAAGAATAATCAGGATGTCCCTCGCTCAATCCCACGATGCCTTTGGCAAATCGTTCCTTCTTATCAGCCTCAGCCTTGGCTGCATCATCATTGGCACGCTGTGCGTCCTCAGCATCCAGCTCAGCACCAATAGAGGCATTGAGGGCATTCTGTCGCCAAGCATTGAACTTGTCCTTGGTAACAGACTCCAACTTTTTGGGGTCTATTTGTGCATTAACATCTATATCCGTATCTGTCAATATAACATGACCATCGTCAGTATACCCCACAATTTTAACATCAGAAGGCTCATCACCCTCTTCCATAGAAACTGATACAATATCCCCACGTTTAAGCCCGCTGCCATCAAACGGGCTGATAAACTGCTTATTTCTTGCATCCTTCTGCTGAGCCACTGCTTTTTCGATGTATTCATCAAGAGGAACAGGAGTGCCTTTCTCTATAATACTTGCTTTAGATACTTGCTTAATCGTAGGTAGTCCCTGCTCATCAGGAACGACTACAAAGGCTCCACCATATTCGTTATCTTTTTTCAGAAATACCTGTTTTCCGCTATCCAGAGTAGCTGGCACGATATTTCCGTCTTCCGTCTGGTATGGCCAGAGCTGTTCCTTCAAAGCCTCACCATAGCCATCATCGGCATGCTGCAGAGCATCAATAGCGCCCATCTTGGCATCCATTGCCTCTACATACTTACTGATAGCCTCTTTTTGTGCTGGAGTCAAACTACTTGCACGCTGAGCCACAAACTGCTCCATATCTCTACCTTCATTATAGGCATTGGCTACAATATCAGGCATCTTCTCATTGTCAGCAAAAGCACGCTTCAAACGTCCTGTAGCTAAATCACTATTATAGTCGATAGCCTGCAAAGCCTCAGAATCCCCATTCTTATAGGCATTCTGGCCCATAACAAAAGCATCAGAGCCTGCAACCTTTGTCTCAGGACTTGCACCCTCAGCAGAAGAGTTTGAAACGTTTGCAGGGTTTGCAGCAACTTCTGCATCACTCGGAGTTGGTACGGATTTGGTACGGTCTTGGTACGGAGCTGGTCCTTCTGAAACTGGAGGCTCCTGGCCACCAGCAGAACCCTCAACAGGAGATACCGGGTTTTCGCCTTCAATCCTCTTCTGCTCATTACCATGTGAAGTATTATAGAGATCATCCATCGTCTGCTTCATTTCACGTTTCAGCTCGATAGAGTTGTAAAGCTCCTTAAGATAAGACTCCACCAATGGCGCATACACCTTATCTTTCGATTCCAAAGCCTTTCTCAGCGTACCACGTGCCACACCATGTGAATCCTCAAAGGTATTCACAAATTCTCTCATCACGGAACTGTTCTCCAAGGCAGAATTATAGAAGTGGCGATAAGTATCAACCTGCTTCTGCTCCTCCTCAGAAAGAATAATACCCTTCTGCTGCTTATCCATGATGTCCTTAATGGTACCAGCATTCTGATGAAGATAAACCGCTGCCTTATCCTCATCTGTCAATTTCTCACCCATATTATATTTCTGGGCTGCCTTGTTGTATAAGCCTTCAAGATGTTCCTGCGTAAACTCATTGTGGAACTCACCTTCCAGCACAGAAGCCAAACCAAGAGTCTTCTCATACTCCAGTTTCTTATCTGCCTTCTGAGCCTCATCAAGAGAAGAAAACTCCTTTCTGTCAATGATACCGCCATCCTTATTCAATGTTTCGAGATAAACCTTGCCACCATTATCCATAGGCTGTACGATGACGGAATCTACTACAGGAGAGAAAGAAGAAGGGCGCTTGCCTTCTACCACTGCCATCATCTTAGCCTTCAACACCTCCGGCACGCTCTTGTCGTTCATCAGGTCCATATACTTCTGGGTAAGTTGTCCATCAAGTCGCTGGGCATTTTCGCCAACCACGGTATACTCCCCGATGCCCACCTTCTCGAAGGCATCACGAAGACCATCATAGCCGAATCGTTTCAACTCGGCAATATCCTGATCTGTGAAGTCAAACTTCTTATTAAACTCCCTCGCATCCTTGAATCGGGAATACTTGCCCACAAAACCAGGGAAACCAATAGACAAAAGATTAGCACCACTCTCCAAGAAAGTTTCAGCCGCATCCTTGCCTGTAGGCTTAAAGTTAGGGTCATGCGCCATGCGCTCCAGTATCTGCTGCCCGGTCATAATACCGGAATCCACTACCTTTCCACCAACATCAGCCAGAATATTGGTAGCTAAGCCTCTGCCCTTGCCAAGCATATTAGCAATAGTATTACCCTGCATGATAACACCTAAGGCACCCTGTTTACCTCCCTCTAATAAAGTATCAAGTGCTATTTTCCACCCAGAAGGATTGTAAATCTTGCCATTCTCATCAAACTGACCAGTGCGGTATTTTTCATCAATAGGCTTTGAAATAGCCGACTGCCCACCAAAGGTAACAGCACCATGCACGGCTCCACTCTTCAAAGCCTCGGTCTTGCTCTTGCCGATAAGCAGTTTAGCGGCACGTGCAGCCATCCTGCTCTCCATACCCTTTGCCATCAAGTCACCTGCCAGTCTGCCCTCAGCCTTAGCCAACATGCTCTTGGTCAACTTGCCACCTGCTGCTCCCGGCAACCAATAACTCCAGGCATCACCAGCAAAAGTAAGCGCACCACTAGCCACGTTCTCCCAGAAGCCCGGCTGATACTGCTGATTTGCAATATCCTCCAGCCAGTTCTGATAGTCCGTCTGAACAGCCTTGCGAGTAATCTTACCCACAATAGTGTTACCCAAACCAGTCTTCATGATGTACTCAGCACTACCCTTAGGCATCATACCCTTAATCTCCAGCTGGTCCAATTCATTCTTAAGAACAGAATTGATCATCGGCTTGAACTGCTTAGGATCACCACTCATACCGCCATTCAAGCCATATCGCTGCATCACCTTGAATGCGGCATTGCTCATATCGTTCAGGAACTGCGGATTCCGGTAAAGATTGCCAAACTTCTTCTGCAAACCAGAAAGCACCTTTGCAGGATCCTTGGCCTCGTTTGCCTCATACTGAGCACCAAGTGCTGTACCCAGACGAAGATTAGCCGGAATAAACTGGCTTCCTTCCATTCCCTCCGTAAATGCCTTACTACCTGCCTCCTGAGCCTTGTTGTACTCATCCACTACAGATGGACTCACATATTTATTAATAACGTTAGAAAGCGCATCATTGATGTCCTGGTTCATCAGTCTATCCTGCACATGCTCATCGTGAGCATAGAGACGAGTAGCGATGCCCTCAGCTATGTTGCGGTAGTTCGGACCATATTTGTTCACCAAACTCTGCACCATTGCTGGTTTCAGGAAATGAGCCACATAGTCATCATAGCTGATACCCATGCTGTCTGCCTCCTGGTTCAACTTATCCTGCACGCCATGGCTATACCATTGCGCCTCGATACTCTGCTCAGCATCCTGCACCGTATCATCAGGCAAAGAAGATACTACCTGGTTGGTAACGTCCATGGCAGAGCGATTGGCATATCTGTGCAAAGCAGGCATCACCATATTCACTGCCTCCTCATTGCTATTGGCAGTACCATCAGCCAACAAGTCGGCAACCATATTCGCAAAGTAATCGCCCTCCTTATCCGGTCTCTGCTTCCAGTTCTCAATATAGTTGGCAAGTTTGGCATCCATTAATGCTTCATTCTGAGCTTGCTGCTGTACCTTAGTTTGTGGTAACGTTTGATTTTGCTGTTGCTCGGCAAGCATCTGAACAAACTGGCTAGGCTTCTGTGAAGGAGCTGCTTCTTCATTCACTGGCATTACCTCATCTCTCACTGTAGGCTGAGGAACCGCTGGTGCTGGCTGATATGTTCCGTTGCTCGTCTGAACACCAGTAGGAATCATACCCAAAACTTTTGCTATAAGCCCTGGCTCCTTGTCTGTTGTTTCCAGCTTCTCTTCCTCAGGCAAAGAACCAGTCATCCATTTAGTAAACCATGATCTGTTATCTTCCTTTGGCTTTTCTGCTACAGGCTTCGCTGCTGGTTGCGCAACCTTTGGCTTATTCTCTACAGAAGCACTTTGCCCACTACTCTGAGGAGTTGAAGGCTTTTGAGCAACAGGTGCTTTACCAGAAAGATATGTTTCTAAAGATTTTTGGTCTTTAAAATTATCATATCCTGCTTCACTTAATGCATTATAAAGTGTAGCTACATTTTTGCTGTCAGAAACATAGTCTCGAAACTCCTGCTCTGTACCAACATCATCATAACCATCATCAATTAACGCTTGATGTAATTTCTTTATATTATCGTCCATATTATAATTTTAAATGTTTACCTTTATTTGTTTTGCCATTATTTGATTTTCTACCAATGCCAATACCAAGGCTCTTAGGTGCAAGACCTTGTTCTTCAACATCATCAACGAACATTCTTTGAAGACTTGCATTCCACTGCTTGCCAGTATCTCCATTTTTACCAATGCCATACTTTTTTTCATAAATAGAAGCAAGATTATTGCCTCCCTGCTTTTTCATGTGATTAAAGTATTTGATGAACCTTTTACCATATTCTGCTTGAGAATATTTTGGCGTTGTTCTAATCGTCTTATTAGTTGCAGCATTGTTTCTTGCTGTTGTCGAATTATTCACGGCAACATGAGAACGACTATCTGCAGCCCTTGCAGCTGCAGCATCAGCCTGATTGTCCAGCAACTTACCCTTCTTGCCTCTCAGTTCGTCCTCAGTCTTCTTCTTTGATTCATTAAAGTCTGCACCTGTAGAATGCTCTCTTGCTGATTGATAGACTTCCTCAACCTTAGCTGGAGTGAGGGCATCCGTTTGGTTCTTCTGTGATGCACGATATTCAGCTAGTTTCTCATTTGCCTTTGCAGCAGCCTCTGCCTGCATCTGTGCCTGCTTGTCTTGACGGTCCTTCCAGATATTCACCATCATCTGGTTATATCCCTTGGCACGAAGAGCCTCAGTAGCCTCTCTTATCTTGCGTTGGCGGTCGGTAAGCTCTTGTGCAGATTCTATTTTTTGCGATGGAGCACCTTGAACTGTACCAAAGAAGTTACCCAAGTGCATAAAAAGATTTCCCCATTGTTCCCATTTGGCTTGATTCTCTGCCTTCTTTTGCAGAGCTGCATTTGCAGCCACAGTTTTATCGGCATCACCAAGTGAAGAAAGCCAAGGCATGAAGGCAGACCAGTTTCCATCACCATTCTTCTGGTAATCCCTCATAATGTCATAAGGATTCATCTGCTGCAAGATAGGATTCTGTTCTATCTCGGCATAAGGTCTGCTCCAGTCTATCTTGATACCTTGGTTAGGCTCCACCTTGGTAACTTCCTCGGTTGGCTTCTGGGCAAAAGATTCCTTGCCACCATTCCCAGTAATACCAGTCGTATCTATGGCTGTACCCTTTCCCGATTCTGTATCAGTTGTCTGAACTGGTACTGCAACCTCCGGCTTCACCGCATTATCATCAGGGAAATCTGTAATAGGAGTTGCTGCTGTTGCCGGACGTTTAGGAGTTAAATCATCCAATATAAATCCCATAATTACCTCCTTCCTTAAATTGGCAATGCACTTGCAGCTCCAGCCAAGCCACCAACTGCATCCGCGATACCATTAGCAGTACTAAGAGCCTTCTCCTTCTTGGCAGTGGCGATGTAGTTAGTCATCTGGTCTATCTGCGAATCAGCAGTATTCCACACATTTTCTTTGGTCTGAGCACCTTGCACGGCCGCCTGCTGCATGATATTACCCACCTGCTCCTGGGCAGCCTGCTTACTCAGCGCAACCGCTTCATCAGAACCGCCACTAACAATATTGGTGTTCTTTGCGGTTGCTGTGGCATTATCCAATACCTTCTGGGCATTGGTCACGGCTACCTGATTCTCCGCTGACTGAGTAGGATCCTGATAATACAAGTTGTCACGATGATCCTTCACCTGTTGCATACGGTCTTGAAACATGTTGATATAATCATTATATCCCTTGTTCCTTGCTTTAGCTGCTAGAGCACCACCTACAGCAGAGGTCAGTCCACCAGCAATACTTCCAATTAATCCCATAAAATTCGAATTTTAATGTTTAAACTGGTCAAAAGTAATGCGTTTTTCTTACCTATCTGTGATAAGTTCCGCAACTTGAACACCAAGTTTCGTAATTATTTCCTATATTTGCACCCGAAAACTATCAGTAAACATTAAAAATCAATAGAATATGGCAGTAAAACAAGACAATAATAATGAGCCGAAGCCAAAGAGGAAGAAGACTGGCGGACGTAAGGCTGGCACACCTAATAAGGTTACCAAAAGTGTTCGTGAGAGCCTACGTGATGCCCTTACTGGTTACATCAATGGTATCAATGAGAAGAACTATTCACTTTTCACAGATCTCATGCAGATTGACGAGCCTGCCGGACGTCTGGCGATGGTGGCAAAGTTCCTTCCATACGTGGCTCCAAAACTCCAGTCTGTATCGTTCAATAATGATGAATCCAGAAACTTATCTGTGGAGGAATCTTTCATGCAGTTGGAAGAGAAATTTGAGAAACAAGAAACCACTATCAACATCAAAAATCTCAAAATTGTTAATAATGGCTAATTATAAAAAATGGGTAGCCCTCTCTAAATTTTCTTCAACTTTAGAGAAGACTACCCTTGACTTGGTTATCGAGCAAAAACGCTCTGTTTTAACTTATATTGGGTCAATTTTAATCTGTATTAACACAAAATAGCTATTTTATGTCCCTGACTCGTTCAAAGTACTTCGTCTGGTTCTTGGTGATATTCTTCACCTTAATCTGTATCGTGCAGTTCTTAGGAACAGTATCATTTATGCTGGCCATGAGCTGCTCTATTATCTCATCTGTGTTCTTGTAGCCCTTGCCATCCACATGAGCCACAACCTCGCCCATGAAGTATGCATCAGCACAGAGTTCAAAAATTTCCTCTACGTTTTCAAATTCAGGCACATGATACTCCTGCATTCGCCTGCTTGGATCATTGGTAAAGAAGACCTTCTCCACCACCTTCTCATTCAGTTCCCAAGCCCTAGAGAAATCTGGCTTCACATATCCGCTTGTTATCCTATGAGCTGTTGCATGATTCAGAGCAAAGCCAATCTCTGCATAGTTGGCACCAATATCATTCTGGGCTACTGTGGCCCAAGTGTGCCGGAATGTATAAGGAGTATAAAAATTATCATCAGGCATACCCAAATAGTTCTTACAGATAGCTTTAATAAAATGTATCAAATTCGTATCCATAGAACGATTAGTGGAATACATTTTATGAAAAATAAATAGATAAGGGTCACTTTCCTCAGAAAAATATTTCTCCAAGGTTGGTAAAAGCATATCCGGCACTCTCATTTCTATATACGCTTTATCATAACGACGCGTACTTGTTTTCTTTCTCTCATAGTGCAAGATTCCATCATAATAGTCCACCTTTTTCATTTTCATGAGGTCAGCTACATTGATGCCAGCCAAGCACAATATCATCTTGCAAACATCAAGAGCCAACTGCTGCCGTGGATATTCAGGAGTAACGGCAAAAAACTTTCTACACTCCTCCAGTGTGATGGCACGCTTGTGTGGACCTGCTTTTTTCTCTATCTTTATCTTATTCCAAGGATTGAATTTTATTGGCATAAGACCTGCCTCCTCATCATTAAATTTCTTGATACCTTCCAAATAAATACGCTTAACCAAAGAAGGATAATAATTTCTGCTACTAGGCTTATTCTCCATGGTTTTCATCCATGCTGTCAGAAAACGTACAGTTAAGTGCGAAAACATTACCTTATCAGTACCAGCAAAGTTTTCCAAATGTTTCAAAGCACTTTCATAAATTTGGCGTGATGAAGGCTGCAAAGAAAGTGATTGAAGATAAGAACGAGCAAATTCAGAAAAACAAATATCCTGTGCAGAAGTCAAAAGGTAATCTCTAACCTTATAAACAGACCAGTCAGTTATATCAAGTCTGTTCAATTTGTCAACCCAGCCATTTATTTGGCTCATACAGGCTGCGAGCACGAATGAGTCCTTCACCTCTTTCGTACCCTTAACCAATCCTTTGTCTGTTACAAACTTATCGGTCTTAACTACCAACTTTTGACGGTTATGCAGTATTCTAATGTAAACTGGATAATAACCATCAGAACGTTTCTTTGAAACTACCACTTTAAATGTTGCCATATTACCATATTTTTTTTGCAACTGTTTTGCAACATTACATTACACATGTCCTATTTAACGTGTCAAACGTAAAATTTTAGCACGAAGATAAGTGCTTATACATCAACACATTAGATATATATAGCTGATATTCAGATATTTATCAAAAACCATGATGTAAAATCACCGTTTTAATCATAACTATATTTTCTCTAACGTTTTCTATATCAACTCTTTCGTATCCTGTATTTATCTGATGAATTCAGCATTTATCTACTAAATTCTGCGTC